CTGCCTGACGATGCTGACTTGGTTGTGTTCACGGGGTCGTCACACGATATTGACCCTCAGTTGTATGGGCAGCCACCACACAAATCGGTTACTCTCAATCCTGCGCTGGACAAGGCAAATCTATCATTGTTCAGCTTTTGTAAAAACCGTGGCATTCCAATGTTTGGTGTGTGCGGCGGAGCACAGTTGCTTCACGTAGCAAATGGTGGAGCGTTGTATCAGGACGTGGACGGACATAACTCCGGTCATACGATGTGGGACATTCGAAACAAGGAATTTATCCAGAGCGTTTCTTCAATACACCATCAGATGTGTATTCCAAACGAGAATATGGAAATTCTTGGCACATCTCACGCAGCCAAGGAACGGTGGCTAAATCCTCTTGAATGTGTGAGAGGGAGTCGTGCAGATGTAGAGGCGTTCTTCTACCGTGAAACCATGTGTCTTGGTGTTCAGGGGCATCCTGAGTATGCAGGATACAACAAATATACGGTGTGGTGCCTCAGGGAAATTGACCGTATGTGTAATGAAAACCCTGATCTCAGTTACAGAGTAAACGATGCAGGTGTAAATCATCTTCGTATTAACGAGGATTTGTTACAGAAAAGACAGTCAGAGACTATCACTATTCCTTCGGAAGATGTGATTATCGTTGAGCCGATAAAGGAATAACTAACATGTGTGGTTTATTGAGAAGCCTCTATCCAATCTGCAATTCTTCGTAGTTCTTGCGGAGTAGAATTGCCTTTCTTTGAGTTGCAAAGCTTACATATAACTGCAATGTTACCTTTGAAATAGCCCTCTACTGGGTTAATTCTGTCAAGAGTTGGGCTAAAAATCGAACCTCCTTTAGTTCCAATTGCTACTTTCATTTCCGTAAAACAGATGGGACAAATCTTAGGAACAATAATATCTTCCGGGGTTATGTTGTAAGCAACTCTTCGTTGAAGCATTGATCGAAACAATTTTTCATTTACAGGCCTATTTCGTTCGTATTCTTTAGCATAACTTCTTCGCTTGTCCATATTACGGTGTTTCCAACGTAAGTGAGCAGCTCTTGCCTTTTGTTTTCTTTCTTCTGGCCAATCTCTATAAGAAAGCTTAGAAATGTTTGCACTCCTTTCTACTATCTATACACTATTATACCATATTTGTGCGGGATTGTCAAGTGCAAACACATCGCACTTCATTCTTGGCTGTGGTATTGTAGGAATTGCTGGTGACATCTTCTACAAAGAGGAGCGTACCATGCAGGCTTTGTTCTTGGCGGATTACCTTCGTGGTACCGACTCAACGGGTCTTGCGGCGGTAAGGAACAATGGTGATGTTAAGATAGCAAAACTAGCCAGCGACCCAATCACTTTGTTCCAAATGACCCAGTTTAAGAATGCTCTTAATGGCAACAACAGTAAGTTGTTCCTTGGCCATAACCGAGCAAGCACGTCAGGTAGTACAACCAACTACAACGCTCACCCTTATCAGTTTGGTCATATCGTAGGCGTTCAGAACGGAACGCTTGCGTATGGCGACCAGACAATGCTGGAAGAAATTCTTGATGAGAAGTACGAAGTTGATAGTCAGGCTTTGTTTGCTTGTATTGCCAAGATCGGTGTGAAAGACACCGTGAGTATGCTCAAGGAAGGTGCCACGTATGATCGTGGCGCTTGGGCATTGGTTTGGTATGACATGAAGGAAGATACAATTAACTTCCTTCGTAACAAGCACCGTCCGATGTGGATGGCGTGGGATGAAGGCTTCAAGCGGCTGTTCTTCGCCTCACAGTGGAGGATGCTGGACTACGCTAGTGACATGGCCTCTTCTCCGTATAAGTGGGAGATATACGAACGTAAGGAAGAACCCGGCAAGTTCTACAGGTTCTTCCAGCTTCCTGAGAACCAACACTGGAAGTTCAACCTAGATGAAATGAGAAAGGGCAGTAAGTCTAGGCCGAAGCCAATTGTTCGGGAAATCAAGGGAAGGGAGCCTGCACCGGCGGCAAAGAAGCCGGTGTACGACCCTTTTCCAGTTCGTGGCACTATCCAGACGACTCCTCAACCTTCCTCGACGACGACCTCCCACCTTGGTACTAACAGACGTGGTGAAAAGTTAATTCACTTCACAGCTACACCAGATGAGCCGTATGCCAATGTTATTGGTATGATGAGGTTCGCAGAACTCACCGGCATGTCTGGAAATGGAACTCAAACGGGCTGTTCGTTCTGTTACGCAGATATTCCTTATGGTTCACCGGGGATTACTGTGTATGAGGAACAGGATACAATCTTGTGCAGACATTGTAGTGGTCACGGCCCCGGTGAGGAGCTACCTGCTGCCAAGGTGTATGTAAGTAGTAAAGACTTTGAAACTCTACAGAAGAAGGCTGCATAACAATGCCAACGCTTTATAATCCTGAAGTCTCTGCTTTTGGGCAATACACACCCAATTTCATTGTTGGTAATCCTCAGCATATCGCTGAAATAATGCTGCATCCATACAATGAATCTGCGCTTAATTCTTGGCGCGCTCTAGGGCTGTATCCTGATGTGATAGCCATTATAGATAACACCAACAAGGGTGAGGCGGCACAGGTGAAAATGGCTAAGAGAGCTAGGACTGTCAAAGAAAACAAACCCGGTAAAATCCTTGAAGGGTTTACGTTGGGAGCTGACCCGGAATTGTTCGTGGTTGATACCGATGGAGTACCGGTCTGCGCGGATATGATACCCGGCACCAAGGATGAACCTTACAAGGTAGAATTTGGTGCAGTTCAGCGTGACGGTTTCGCCGCTGAATACAATATTGACCCCTGTTCCACATTTGAGGAGTGGAACCGCAACCACAAGGCGGTTCAGGGGCAGCTACAAGACATGTTGCCGAAGGGCTTTAAGCTGGTGGCAACCCCGGCAGTTCGCTTCTCCCCGGAAGTCTTTGATGCTGCCCCTGACATGGCAAAGGAGTTGGGTTGTCAGCCTGACTGGAATGCGTGGGAGGCTGCGCTCAATCCTCCACCACGTTTGCCCGATGATCCTCGTCTTAGGTGTACTGGTGGCCACATTCACGCTGGATGGTTGCCGAAGGGCGAAGAGGGTTACGATGTACACGACACTCAGCACATGATGAATTGTTTTGATCTGACCAAACAGTTTGATTGGTTCCTTGGTACTTGGTCACTCAAGCATGACAAGGACGTGGAGCGTCGTCGTCTCTACGGTAAGGCCGGTTCGTGCCGAATAAAACCTTATGGTGTTGAGTATAGGGTTCTATCCAGTTTTTGGGTACTCGAAAAAGAACTGAGACTTGAGGTGTGGAACCGAGCTTGTCTCGCCATTACCTGCATGTCGAAGTACTTCTTGCCCGAACAAATCTCACCGGGGTTTAGTGATATTCTCCGAAGCTCCATCAACAATGGACATTTGGACAGTAGCATAACATCTAATGTTAAGTTCCCCGTTAGCACTCTAACCCCTCCATTTTCTATGGCCGCCTGAGGTTAATATGGAATACAAGAATTTCTTCGAGAACCAGAAAGAAGCAGCGATGCGTCTTCAGCAAACTGTCGTCCTGTACGATGGTTCGCCTGTGGAGATTGTGTGTGTTGCCGATCATCCTGATGGGATACTCAGGGCTTACATCAGACCCACAGGATATACACCTGCCGAGTTTGATAGTATGCCGAAGCCTTCTTCGTCGCACATGGCGAACGCCGCGTACACTTCTAGTTTGGCTACATACATGGACACGTTCATCCAAGATAATCCCGGTTGTGGTATTATTCGCAAACATCTGAACTCACCACTGTTCAACAAGTTCAGGCCGTTTGAACTTGGAATGTACTGGAACCCGCCACATGTATATTATGTGGAGAGACAGCCTAATCGCCGAGTGGAGCAGGGCCTAATCAAACCCATGATCGTAGCCACGAAGCTTACACCAATTCCTGAGAAGGGTGAGAACGTCAGTGGTGACGTTGACTTATTTGGTCCTGAGATGAAGCGGTGCATCATTGGTGAGCATCCAAGTCCCAAGCGGTGTTTGGAAGCTATCCATGATGATAGGCTTGACTGTAAGGCCGCAGCATTTGATCGCCACTTCGCATTGGTTCGTGGTCCAATCGGAACTCTGTTCCTTGCATACAAGAACAATGTGATTGGTCAGTTACCCAATGGTGACTATGACAAGGTTAAGCTAGGAAAAGCCTACACCTATTGTAAAGAGGCAGTTGCCGATTTACATCTATTTAACAATATCATTAGCTAAGAAAGGACAAAGGTTGTTGAAATGCGGGAACCATTCGTAGAAAAGGTTACAAGGCAGAAACCGGGTTTCAACGTTGGAGTTATTCTTGGTTCCAAGACGCCACAGAAGGGTAAAGTTGGAATTGAAATCGAGCTAGAGGGAAAGAATTTTCTCTATCACGAAAACGTTCCGGCTCCTTGGGTGTACAAGGAAGATGGGTCACTTCGCGGGGAAGAGAGTGCCGAGTACGTCTTGAAGAACCCCATCGAGTTCAATGAGGTTGAGAAGGTTCTCAAAACCTTGTTTGACAAACTTGCCGAGAAGAAGGCAAAGTTTGACGACAGCAACAGGACAAGCATCCACGTACACCTGAACTGTCAGGAATTCTATCTCAACAGGCTCGCAGCTTTCATGGGTCTGTGGTTCTGCCTAGAGGAAATTCTGACCCAGTGGTGTGGTGAGCATCGTGTTGGCAACCTGTTCTGCCTGAGGAGCCGCGATGCAACAGCAATCATCTCACAGTTACGGAAGTTTCTCAAGTCTGATGGCAAGTTCGAGCTATCAGACAATCTCCACTATGCTGGCCTTAACGCCAACGCACTACGCAAGTTTGGCTCGTTGGAAATCAGGACGATGCGGGGAGTATCCGATCCCGATGTAATCAAGGATTGGGTGGAAATACTTCAACGTCTGTATGAATATTCAGCTGAGTTCAATGATCCTCGCAATGTATGTAGCTTGTTCTCAGGCCACGGACCATTACAGTACTTCTATGAAGTTCTTGGTGACAAGGCTTCGTGTGTTCGGGCTGGTGTGAACTGGACCGATGAAGAAATCAGAGCAAGCATGTATCGTGGTATCCGTCTCGCTCAGGATATTTGCTATTGCCGAGATTGGGACTTGTATCGTCCTCAGAGTTTGAAGCCTGACCCATTCAAGCGAGATATGAAGAAGGTTGCCAAGAAGGTTATTGGGTTTGACTATGAAGATAACCCTAGTCCATTCTCTATGGAAGCATTTCAGCAATACATACAAGGAGCAACAGCAGGGACAGTATATGTTAGCGGGTCTGATCCTTGGAATAATAGTGTTTCTTTTGATTTACCAAACTAAGAAGGAGAAGTAAACGTGACCACAACTAAGTATTTTGTTTATCCGTACACCACCATGTCTGCCAGTTCCATTGTTCTTGCTGAGGAACTGGATGCTAAACGCATCAAGCTGAACCACAGTAATTACCATCACAAGCCAGAGAATGTGATTGTGAACTGGGGTAACAGTGGGTGTCCGTATCCACAGGCACTTAATCCTGCTGATGCAATTTCGGATATTATCAACAAGGTGAAGTTCTTCCAGAAAACGGCAGGACTTGCTTGTGTTCCGAAGTTCGCCACGACCAAGGCACAGGCAGCCAATCTATCATTTCCGGTGGTGTGTCGTACGGATATTGTTGGAGCTGATGGGGAAGGCATTAAAATAGCTGAAACACTCGCTCAGTTGCCTTCTTGCAGCTTGTACACTGAGTATATGGACAAGACCAGTGAGTATCGTATTCACCTCGGGCGGCTGCCTAACGGTGAAGTGACGGTGATCGCTCGTCAGAAGAAGCACAAGTCTGCTGCATTCACTGGCGATCAGCGTATCTGGACGGGATCGGAAACGAAGCTTGAGTGGATTGACACGGCAGTTTCTCAGGTAGTGTACGCTGCCAAGGAAGTGTTCGCTAAGTTCCCCGGACTTACGTTCGGTGCTTTCGATATTGTTTACAACAACAGTACGGAGAAGGCCTATGTCCTTGAGATTAACTCGGCCCCGATGCTCACAGCAAAGACGGCTGAGGCGTATGCTACATTCTTCAAGAACTACAAAGGAGCAGAAAGTCCGACTATGGAAACAATTGTTGCACCGCCGCAGAGTGAGACTGTTACTAGCAGTCCAACCCCGAACCCCGCTCCGGCAAGTTCGACGGGTCTGTATGGGTTTGTGAAGAACCAACTTGCTCAGGGCCACATCACCAAGGCTCAGCTTGAGCAGTACACTCCACCAATTACAGAGGAGATTTTGATTGGCAACTACATCAACGCGATTACCGCAGCATAATAATCCCTATGTAATAGATATGCAAGTAGTTAAGGCGTTGAATATCCTAATTATGCACAGTGACCGTCTTCGCAGTGTTCAACACGGTGATTTGGTCAATGACAAAGATTATATACTTCGCCTATATAATAATTAACTCGTCGTGAGACGATTACCGGAAGATCGGGTGCGTGCGACACCCACTTCCACTTTTCCCGTAGAAGGAACGTAAATGCGTTGTAACATATGCGATAGCCTGCTGTCGCAACCCCGATATAATAGAGAACTAGAAGCGTGGGAACCATGTGATACTTGCATGGAAGTTATCCAAGAATGTCTAAATGACCTTAAGGATAACGCGGTCTTTGTCGAAGACGACGAGTTTGCCGCCATTGATGAAGCAGGAATTCCCCTACCAATTGAAGAAAGTACTTGACAAGCCATACTAGTTATGGTATAATGCAATATAAGGTCGATAGCCTCCCTACTACAGACTAAGGAACTGTAGAGTTTAAGGGGGGTTTGGGGGGATGACCTCCTTTATATCCTATAAGATAATAATAAACAAGGATATTATCCATGCCTAATCCTAATGAACTAGCTCGTATTGAAGATGAACTTCGATACTGGAAGAATAACCTGAAACATCACATTGGTTCTAAGAGTACGAAGGAGTACATTCTTCGTCAGATCAGACAATGTGAAGCTACTCTCGGTATAGAAAGTAAACCGTACAATTCAAACGAATTCTAGTCACCTTCCATGTCCCAGTCCAGACTGTACTAGTTCTGATGGATATTCCGTCGATCCTAAGACTGGGTGGGGTCGATGCTTCGTCTGTAATTATAAGGTACCACCAAATGGCCGATCAGCTAATACAACCCTTAGTGGTAATGTTCTTAATAGTAGTGATTTTCCTAGGAGCAGTGTGTCTAGTAATCAACTAACTCCACTAACTACAGTATTCCGAGACATTGACCACCGAAAGATCAGTAAGGCTGCTTGTCAGAAGTACGGTATTGATGTTGTACTAAATGATCCTGTGATTGAAGCACGATTTCCGTACTTCATTAAAGGCAAACATGTAGTTAATAAAGTTCGAACTAAGAATAAGAAATTCTGGCAAGAAGGTTCTGAAGAAGATAAAAAGAAGGTAGAGCTATATGGCCAGCAACTCTTTGCTGAAGGTAGTGCAAAGGCTATCACAGTCGTCGAGGGGGAGTATGATGCTCCTTGTGCTTGGACTATGCTCGGTAGTCGTTATCCAGTGGTTAGTGTTGCTAGCGCTGGCACTGCTGTTAGAGACATTCAAAATAATTATGAATACCTTGATAGTTTTGAGCGGATAAATCTCTGCTTCGATGCAGATGAGGCGGGACAAAAGATTTCCAAGGAAGTAGCGGAGCTATTCAAACCCGGCAAGTGTCGGATTATGCAGCTTACCGAAGGTAAGGATGCTAATGCTTATCTGTACGCTGACAAGCAGAAGGAATTTATTGATGCGTGGCACAGAGCAGTTCCGTTCATGCCGGATGGACTCAAAATCGGCACGGACATGTGGGACGAAATCATCAACCGTCCCCAACACTACCAAGTTAATTACCCCTTCTCGGGACTTAACCGCCTCACATACGGGATACGACTCAGCGAGATGGTCGTGGTTACTGCGGAAACTGGGATCGGTAAGACTTCAATTCTTAAAGAGATCGAATACTCTTTACTTGCCAATCCTGATCTAAAGGAAAAGAACTATGGCGTCGGTTTCATCCACCTTGAAGAACCGAACTATGATACCGCTCTCGGTCTTATGTCTATTCACGCCAATAAGCCTTTCTATCTTCCTGACACCGAGCGAACTGAGGATGAGCTGCGACAAGCCTACGATGGCTGTATTAACTCTAGTCGGGTGGTTATTTGGGACCATTTCGGCAGCAACTCTGTCGAGGCAGTCCTCAACAAGATTAGGCACATGCACGCTCTTGGTTGTAAGTACATTGTTCTGGATCACCTTAGCATCGTTGTCAGCGATCAATCTGGTGATGAACGTAAGCAGCTAGACGAGATTGCCACTAAAGCCAAAACACTTTGTATGAACCTCAATATCGCCCTTATCTGTGTAATTCACCAGAACAGGCAGGGGCAGATTAGAGGTACTGCTGGTGTTGAGCAGTTGGCCAACATTGTAATCAAGCTTTATAGGGACAATACAGATGTTAACGAATGGCGTAGGAACGTTACCAAAGTCGTGGTTGAAAAGAACCGTTTTTGCGGTCGTACTGGCCCTGCTTGCTACCTCTTCTGGAACGGCATCACCGGTCGTCTCGAAGAACTGGACATGGAACAAATCCAGAAGTACGAGGATGGAGAAAGTATCTCTGACGATCAAGTGGCCTTCTAAATATTATCATGATGCCATGACACCTGCTCAAAGGTTAGAACTTCTATTTGAATTGGTGACTTATGCTTGAAGTCCTCACAGATGAACAGATCAATCAACTAATATCAGACCATTGGAGGGAGATACGAGGATTACTGAGAGAGAAGAAAAGGAGGCAGATTGTACCTAACACCGACGAAGAACCATTGGATACTGGACACGGAGACGGATGGGCTGCGTGACGACTGCACTCAAATCTTCGTTGTTTGTGTTGAGAATGCTGTAACACCTGAGAAGCATTCATTTCGTACAAAGGAAGAATTCAATGCGTGGCTATCAAAAGATTTTATTTTGGTTGGTCATAACATTGTGGCTTTTGATACTCCCGTTCTTAACTCTTTGTGGCAGTGTAAAATTCCTATACGCTTACTTGTGGATACTTTTGTTCTTAGTATGCTTTACTCTCCTAGTCTCAGCGGAGGCCATTCTTTGGAGTCGTGGGGGCAAAGGCTAAAGTTTCCTAAATTAGAGCACAAGGACTTCACTCAATACAGCGAAGAAATGAGGAAATATTGTGAGAACGATACAGCAGTTACCAAACGGTTATTCAGTCGTCTCACACAACGGATGCGTGATGTTGGCTTCACCGAACGGGGGGCCATGCTGGAAACTTATAGCTGGCATATCATACAGAATAAACAGAGACGACACGGCTTTCCGTTTGACGTGGAACGGGCCGAAAGATTGTACGTGGAACTACGAGCCAGAGAAGAGGAACTAAAACGTGAAATCTACAAACAATGGCCACCGCAGTTTCTACCTGTTGCAGAATTTAAGCAGCATTCTAAGAAAGACGGAAGCCCAACTGCCAATTTTACGCGCCATGAACAACAATATCCTGAGTTACGGAAACGTAAGGATGGGGGATATACGGCGTATGATTGGGTTGAGTTTAACCTTGGAAGCCCAACTCAGAGAGTACAGAAACTTATTGAAACAGGATGGGAGCCTACTGCTAGAACAAAAGCAGGCAACCCGAAGGTAGATGAAGACTCACTAAACAAGTTCGCGGAAACGTCCGGCAACGAGGCGGGCAAACTCCTAGCCAAGTGGGTAGTAATTAACAGCCGAGCCAACATGGTTAATACTTGGCTCAATGCTTACAATGAAAAGACGGGGGCTATACATGGAAATCTCTGGTTGGCTAGTACCCTTCGGTATCGTCACGACAACCCTAATAGCGCCAATATCCCTGCTGTTCGTCTGGACAAAGAGACTGAGCAAGTTCTTCGGGGTGAGGCCGGTTTTTGGACGTACGAAACTCGTGATCTTTGGACTTGTGGTGATGCTAGTAAATACAGTCTCGTGGGTATTGATGCTAAGGGCATTCAGCTCCGTGTTTTAGCTCACTACCTAAACGACGAAGAATTCACAAGAGCTATTTTAAGTAAAGACCCCCATGAAGCAAACAAACAACGACTCGGCCTCAGTTCTCGTCCACTTGCAAAGACAATTGTATACGCTACCCTTATGGGAGCGGGAGACGGTAGAATTGCTAGTGAAGCAAATGTGTCGCTACCAGAGGCTCGATCTGCTAAAGCAAAATTCTTCGACACCGTACCACAATTGCCGATGCTTGTTCGGAGACTTCAGAAGGAAGTTGAAAGAACTGGACGAATTACTCTCTGCGATGGAAGCCGAGTTCTAGTATCAAGTCCACATATGGTTATTCCTTATCTCCTTCAGGGCGATGAGGCTAAAATTATGAAGCAAGCAATCATTTTTATTGATGAGATTTGCCGAAGAGAAAAGATTGATACACATTTAGTTGGATGGATACATGATGAATTTCAATTCGTAGTAAAGAACGAAGATGTAGAAAGATTTACAAAATTAGCACTATCCGTCTTTCCAAGAGCAGGGGCATCATTTGACTACAATGTGCCGATTGAAGGCTCTGCTGCTGTAGGCAAGACATGGAGCCAAACGCATTAAAATAATGCTTGACAAATGCTAACTAACATGGTATAATTAAGTATAAAGATTGAAGGAGATTACTGAAATTACTAATAAAGCTGTTGAATTTACTATTCGTGGTTCTGTTGATTGGTGCAAGCTTCTCGGAGATGCACGTCCTTATACCGGCAATCCCAAGTTTGACAAGGGACCTAGCTGGTCAGTTGAAATCAATCCTGATGATGCTTCTCGTGGCAAGCTTCTTAAGCACGGCCTAGAAGAGAAGTTCAAGAAGGACAAGCCAACCAAGGCTGATGGTACCCCGACGAAGAACCCTCGTGACTATGATTTCATTCGTCTGACTATTCTTGAGAACCGTGCAGATGGTAAGAAGAATGCTCCGCCTGAGGTTCAGGATGGATATGGACGACCTTGGGATCAGAACGTTGAGATTGGTAATGGTAGTGTGTGCGACATTCTAGTTCGCTACGTTGACTACGGTACCACCAAAGGTCTGTATTTCAAGAAGATGCGTGTACTGAAGCTTGAAGAGTTTACAGGTGGTGGTTCAGACTTTGAGCCGCTGAGTGAAGATGATGAGTTCTTTGCACGTCTACCTGATGGCATGGAGCCTCAGATGGAAGAGGATTTGAACGATGACATTCCTAACTAAGCTTGGTCGGGCACTCGGCCTGATTGAGTATACCGATTATTACACGGTTCAGAAGAACCCAAGAACTGGCAAGTATGAAATCTATGACGGAGACGGCCATGCTGTTCGCGCGTATACACGACGTAGTGATGCCATCCGTGGTGCAGAGCGATCTGGCCTAACGCTTGTCTGAATTAGAACAAAGAAGTCCCGAGTGGTACGCAGTTCGTTGTGGTAAAGTTACCGCCAGTCGTATCGGGGATATTCTAAAGACACTACGCAATGGTTCTTGGGCTGCCTCTAGGCGTAACTATGCAGCCCAACTTGTTACTGAACGTTTGACGGGTAAGGTAATTGAACACCCGTATACGAATGAGTACATGGAGTGGGGTAAGGAACAAGAGCCGCTCGCCCGCGATCTTTACCAAGAGCTTCATGGACCTGTCAGTGAGGTTGGCTTCGTTCCACACCCATCCATTCCTGCCTCGGGGGCTTCTCCTGATGGATTGGTTGGGGACGATGGGTTGCTTGAAATCAAGTGTCTCATTAAGGCCAACCACATTGACATTCTTCTGACCGAGAAGATTGACGATAAACACATGTACCAGATGCTTTGGCAAATGGCATGTACAGGTCGTCAATGGTGTGATTTCGTTAGTTATAATCCAGAGTTACCAGAACACATGCGTTTGTTTGTAAAGCGTGTTCATCGGGACGAAGAAGAGATTAATCGCATTGAGTGGGAAGTAAAGACCTTCTTGGATGAAGTTGACACTACCACCAAGGCGTTAAGTGAAAAGTTCAGTAGTGTCGAATAAGAAAATTCGAAACCCTAAGTTCAAATCCCGCTTTGAGGAATGGATTTGGGAAGTCTGTCAGAAGTACAACCACCCAATTGAATATGAACCGGTACGACTTTCATACAGACTAGAAAAGACTTATACACCGGATTTCCGCCTAAAGAACGGTATTATCATTGAAGCCAAAGGTCGGTTCGATGCCGACATGCGGAGGAAGATGCTGGCTGTAAAGCGAGCGCATCCTAAACTGGATATTCGTTTTGTATTCCAGAACGCACAGAACAAGTTGAGCAAGAAGGCTAAGATGAAATACTGGGAATGGGCGGAACTCCATAATTTCAAATGGGCTGAGGGTACTATTCCTCAAGCTTGGTTTAAGGAAAAAAGACCATCAGCAAAATCTTAGTACTAGACATTGAAACAATGGCTGCGCTCCAATGGGGTTGGGGCATGTACAACCAGAACTTCGGTGTCAATCAGATTGAGCAGTTTCCAGAGATTATCTGTATAGGGTACCAGTGGTTGGGTGAGGGGCCAGCCGAGTGTCTTACCCAGTGGGATATGACTCAGGAGGAAATGCTTCTGACTACGTTGGACCTAATTCAACAGGCTGATGCAGTTGTGGGCAAGAACAGTGACAAGTTTGATCTAAAGTGGATTAGAACAGAACTGCTTAGATATAAGCTTCCGCCTCTTCCACCAATTACAAGTATTGATCTAGAGAAGGCAGCTAAGAACTACTTCCGGTTTCACAGTAACAAGCTTGAGTATATTCTTCTTTATCTTGGTATGCAGGGTAAGTTGGAGCACGAGGGCTTCGGATTGTGGCACAAGGCTTATCATGGACATGAACCAAGTCGTCGCAAGATGATACGGTACTGTATTCGTGATGTAGCACAGACCGGCAAGTTGTACAGGAGAATGCGTCCGTTCATTGAGAACCATCCTGCTTTGCGTTCTCTTGGTTCAGAAGCTTGTCCTAAGTGTCAGAGCAAGAATACCAAGAAAGATGGTATCCGTAGGACAGCTTGTTTTCATATTCAGGTGCACCAGTGTAATAACTGTGGTGGTTACTTCTCAGGTAAAAGGACTAAAGTGGCTTAGTGGACGCAGAAACTAAAAAGCGTATTGAAGATTTCTTCGAGGGGTTCGAGTTGGTTGAATTCCTACAGTTACCTGTGTCCGAAATCATTGAACGATTTGAAGATGAAATTGAAGAGGCTTTAGATGAAATTGAAGAACTCATGCAAGTGCGAGGAAATTAAAGATCGAAAAGGACGTAGAGTTAGCGAGGTATTCTACTATTTCTGGCTTGGCCGGGACGGTGAACGGGAGCAGCATCCCCTTGGCTAAGGAATTTACTACAGACGATCCCTCTCTTATTGGTACAGGGGCAATTAAGTACGATGGTGGAAAGCCCTGCTCTTTCAGGGGAGCTATTGAGTATTTTCCTAGGGCAATCACAGCTGTCGCTGAGATTAGCACTTTCGGTGCTCAGAAGTACGCTTGGAAAGGATGGGAGGGCGTAGATGATGGTATCAATCGGTACTCAGATGCTATGGTCCGCCACATGCTGAAGGAAGCGATGGGTGAAGAAGTTGATCCTGATAGTGGCCTTCTTCACGCTGCTCATTTAGCTTGGGGTGCTCTAGCTCGACTAGAGCTTATTCTACGTGAACGTAAGTGATTTCGTAAACGGACTATTCGAATTCACAGGAGCGTTAATGACACTGTTGAGTGTTAAAGCACTTCTGAGAGACAAAGAAATCAAAGGTATTCATTGGGGACCAATTGTATTCTTTACTAGTTGGTCCTCATTCAATCTTTGGTTTTATCCTTTCAACAAGCTTTGGTGGAGTTTCTTTGGTGGTGCAACCATCTTTGTTGTAAACTCTATTTGGCTTTATTTGGTATGGTACTACAGTGGAATTAAAAACAGGACTAGACGATCAGTGGATTTCTCTGCTCAGCGGAGCTAAGTTCAATTACAACAAACCAGAGGAAAGTGATGTTACACTTCACGACATTGCTTCTGCTCTATCAAACGTATGTCGGTTTAGTGGGCACCTTCCGCGCTTTTATAGTGTTGCTCAGCATCTCGTTAACGCAAGTTATATTGTTACCAGTGAGAATGCGTTCACGGCTCTGATGCACGATACGGCTGAAGCGTTTACTAACGATCTTCCCACTCCACTTAAGTGGGCGCTTCCTATCTTCAAGGAATTGGAAGTTAAGATCGAAGGTGCAATGGGTCAGAAGTTTGGATTTCAGTACCCATATCCGCCAGAAGTGAAGACTGCCGATACAATCATGCTTATGCTTGAGAAGTATCATGTCAAGCAGTGTGATGATTACTGGCCGGGATATTCAGATGAGTACCCACGCGAGAGTGTGGAACAGTATCTTAATCGTGTTGACTTGACTAGCTGGCGTCCAAGTATTGCACGTAATAAGTTTCTAGCACGTTATGAGGAATTGACTAATGCCCGGAATGCGGTCCTTCTCTCCGAAGCAGCGACGGGAGCAGAGGCGGCGTAATCACATCGCTAAGGACTTGAATACACCTAAGTACAGACAGCGTAAAGTTGAGAACAAGAAGAGGAAGCCACGTATTGAAGAAGCGGAAGACAGCTATTGATTTGTGTATTGATTGGAACAGAAACAAGGCACGTCTAGCAAAGGACCCGAAGGATCGTGCCCGTTACGAAGATAACATTAAGAACCTAGAGGCTTTTCGAGATGCCAACCTGTGATGAACCTGTAAGTCTTCCTGCATATAAGCTTTACTACAGTCGAGAAGATCGTATTGCTGAACTACACGATCAAAAAGATCGCATTCAGTACGATGGTAATGATGGTCTTCGTATCACTGACGTAACGGACACTGCTGCTGAATTCTGTGAGAAAATGTGTGACGCACTGGATCGTTATGTTGATAGTGAAGACGATGAAGAACTTGAATACAACAGACGTAATGCCATTGAGTGTTGGGCGCTTGCACAGGCATCTCTATCAAAGGTGGCATGGGTAATGCGGTTCGACGGTAATGCCGCTTATCAACGGATGATTAACGCTCTCCACACAGGAGCAGCAGCGGATATGAGAGGTTTGTAATGAGAGTTCTTGTCTGTGGTGGTCGAGACTTCCTTAACAAGAAGTTGATGTATAATACTCTGGACGCTCTTTGCGAAGAATTTAATCTCAAGGGTGAACCAGATGAATATGGCAATTGGATGCCACAAGGCATAACAATCATTAATGGTAAAGCTGCGGGTGCGGATACTCTATCGAGCGATTGGGCTATAATCAATTGGACTCACTTCGAAGAGTATCCAGCTGATTGGGAAACTCATGGTAGAGCCGCTGGTCCTATTAGAAACAAACAGATGTTGGTTGAAAGTAAACCAGACCTTGTTCTAGCTTTTCCCACAAAGAGAAGCAAAGGAACTTGGAATATGGTTAAGATAGCCAAAGAAGCCGGAGTTCCGGTAAGAGTTATTGGAGAATAAGATAGACGATTATCAACGATTTATACATGCGTCACGCTATGCTCGGTGGCGTGATGATATAGGACGACGAGAGACGTGGGAAGAAACTGTACAGCGTCTCATTGAATATTATCGTAATATTTGTGATGATATTTATCAAACTCCCAAGGGTTATATATCCGGTCAGTTTGAAAGAGAGTTTGCTGAATTAGAAGCTGCAATAGTTAACATGGAAGTCATGCCCAGTATGCGGGCAATGATGACAGCCGGACCCGCACTAGATAGGTGTAACGTGGGTGCGTACAACTGTGCGTACTTGCCTGTTGACTCCCCTAGAAGTTTCGACGAAGCCATGTACATCTTGATGTGCGGGACCGGTGTTGGTTTTAGTGTAGAGGAAAAATATGTCAGTCAACTTCCACGGATTTCCGAATACTTTGATTATACCGATACCACAATTGTCGTTGCAGATAGCAAGGAGGGATGGGCAAAGTCTCTACGGGAACTCATTACCCTCCTTATTGCAGGCCAAGTACCCAAGTGGGATACAAGTAACGTACGCCCTGCCGGTTCACGATTGGTCACATTTGGGGGACGTGCTAGCGGACCCGAACCGCTTGAACGGCTTTTTGAGTTCTGTGTTTCAGTTTTTAAGCGAGCAGCGGGTCGCAGACTAACTTCTCTTGAATGCCACGACCTGATGTGTATGGTTGCCGATGTAGTTGTAGTCGGTGGTGTTCGTAGAAGTGCAATGATTTCTCTATCCGATTTGGGTAGTGAAGCAATGGCCACAGCTAAGTCTGGAAGCTGGTGGGAAGGTCACGTTCACAGACAACTTGCTAACAACAGTGCGGTGTATAATGGTAAACCAGAAATCGGAGAATTCCTCAAAGAGTGGAAAGCCCTCTACGACTCCAAATCAGGAGAGCGTGGAATCTTCAATCGAGACGCATCTAAACGCATCGTTGAAAAACTTGGAAAGCGCGATCCGAACTTTGACTTTGGCACTAACCCTTGCTCAGAGATCATCCTTCGACCTTTCCAGTTCTGCAACCTTACGGAAGTCGTTGTACGGCCTGAGGATGATTTTGCCAGCCTTGCAAGGAAAGTTCGCCTCGCTACTATTCTCGGCACAATCCAATCAACCTTCACCGACTTCCGATACCTCAGGAAAATCTGGCAAAAGAACACGGAAGAAGAAAGACTCCTTGGAGTCAGTCTCACAGGAATAGCAGATAATGAGTGGGTCTTCAACAATAGAACCTATGCAGAACAAGAAGAACTTTTACAAAAACTCAAGAAAGTCGCTAACGATACTAATGCGGAGTGGGCAGACCGTTTGGGCATTAATAAATCTGCTGCTATTACTTGTGTCAAACCTAGTGGCACTGTTAGCCAGCTTGTTAATAGTGCTTCTGGTATTCATCCAAGATGGTCAGCATACTATCTTCGTACGGTACGCAATGATGCCAAAGACCCGATTACTAGATTTCTCATGGAGGCTGGCGTACCGGCGGAGCCTGACCAGCGCAATCCTTCAGCGGTTGTATTCTCATTTCCCCAAAAGTCGCCTAGTGGGTCGATTGTACGGAGCGACCTTGACGCTCTGAGCTTTCTAGAAACGTGGAAGTGGTATCAAGAGAACTGGTGCGAGCATAAACCAAGTGTAACTATTTCGGTGAAAGAAGATGAATGGCTTGATGTGGCTTCTTGGTGCTATAGGAATTTTGATTTGCTTTCGGGTGTGTCTTTTCTTCCTTTTGACCCCACGGAGTATCCTCAGGCACCTTATCAAACACTAACCGAAGAACAATATAATGAATGGGTACAGAAGATGCCCAAGTCTATAGATTGGAGCAAATTAGCTGAATACGAACGAGAAGATAACACAACCGGAAGTTTTGAACTCGCTTGCGTTGCAGGAGTCTGTGAGATTTAGGGAGATTGCTACTAACCTCCTGTTTGACTGCAAGCTAATGGATACTGGTGTAATTGTGCGTCAGTGTTATCCATTTGATATGAATATCTCTTTTGTTGACTTTGATGAATTCGTGGAAAGGTTTGAGGTTTCCTATGCAGCTAGTTGATGTTCATGGTAATGACCTTACCACAAAGAAACGTAGGCGTCAGATCAGCCAGATGAAAAAGGAAACCCGTCACGGCGATGTTCTATTTCGCCTGACGGTTGATATGCCTGAGGGAGTGGGTGTAGATGAATTCAACCAGTTGATGGTTGAGTACTTTGGTATTGGTTATGAAGCCTTTAAACAGAAAGTGCGACTATGATGGGTCTTCCTAATCCTTACGTTCTTGCTGGCGGTGGCGTAGCTGTTTTGATGATTGGGGCTTCTATTTATATTCAGAGTACACTAATTCACAAGTGGCATGTTCAGTACGACAATGAAGTAATCGCCTTCAATCTGGAACACCAGAAAGTAGTGGATATGACTACTGAGCAAAACAACCAGACTGGTAAATCTGAACAGGCAGTTATTAAGGTTGTGCAGGGTCCACGTGAAGTGCAATCTATCATCAAAGAAATAGAGGCTGCACCGGCAAAACCGTGTACAGCCCCAGTAGATTCTGACGAGGTGAAGAATGCGTTTTAAGTGGTTACTTCTTATCCCTTGCCTAGCAGCTTGCGGAGTAATGCCAAAGCCTGAGCCACGAATTCAGACTGTCCACTGTTTGACACCGGAGCAGTACTTGAAACTGGTGCAGGCGGAGCCACAGAAGATTGGTCAACACTTGGACCCGGATTTGCAGAAGCAGAACCGTCAACTGAAGGAACAGAATGTTCTGGTACGTCAGTATGCGGATGGTCTGCTACAGGTTCTTGGCGGGTGTACAGCTCCCGCTCCTTAGCTCGTCTAGTAACTAAACCCGATTCGACTTTGCCGTTGTCGTATTTCCACTTAGGGAATTCGTCAGCGGCTTTGTCGTATTGACCAGTCTTATGATAGGTGAACAAATGACTACTGAGGAATTGAGCGGGTCCGACATTGAACACGAAGTCTACGAGAGCATCGAACTGAGACTGTGTGCAGGGCAGACAATGAGTATTGACAATGTTGACAGCGTATTGAATGTCTGCATTAAGCAAGGACTCAGCGACCGATTGAGTTATAACTTGGTTGGGTTTTACCCCCTTAGTATGACCGTAACCGATAGTCCAGACACCTCCGGTATCTTGATATGCCTTAAGCGAACAGCCTTCCGATGATTCTGTAAGATGAAGGCCCTCATTACTTATTTGCATTTGGAGTGTAATCCGGCATCATTACGGCAATAGCTCCGCAGATAACTGCACCAATAATTAGTTCTTTGTAGAAAGCTGCACCAGCAGTAAAAGCTACACCGATACCCGCCCAAGTGCTAGCCTCAAGGAAACGGTTCTTCAGATAGTTAAAGGTTTTTAGCAATTTGAACAGCCTCTCTTACTTTACTGTAGTGGACGCGATTGTTTATATAGACCTGACGGAATAGTTCATCAGGGTCGTAGATACCCTGCTTCATCAGTCTACGAACTTGAAGAATTAAGTTAGTACCGGACATATCCATATCTCTTGAGGTTATCAGGACTGATGGAACTCATGCCAACCACACCAGCGGTGTAGTCAGTGGTTGCAATGTTTCCGTCATTAAGCTTCAATCGGGCTGCATCAGCAAGTGTATGTCCTGAGTGGTACATACTTACTGCGTCTTCCCAGTTACCGGTTCTGGCGTGGTTGTCTGCTAGGATACGCATAGCCAAGTCCACGTTTTCTTCTGGTGTAAGTTTGGTAACATCAGCTCCATACCTAGCAGCAGTTGTCGGCATAATCTGACCGGGGCCAACTGCACCTTTCTTACTTACTCCAACATTAGGATTGCCTCCACTTTCCTGATGTATTAGACGCAGGGCAATATCAGTTGGTACTCCGTGCTTCTCAGCAGCAGTCGTGACTGCACCAGCGAGTGGCATATTAGCAACCTCTGCAACAGGCTTAGGTGTTGGCATTTTGTTAACGAAGTCCAGCATGTGACTGATAGCATCGTCAACATTCTGTTCGGGTGTCTTGCCATTCTTCTGCGTGGCAGTGGGCTTCTGAAGTGACTGTGGAATTTGACCAGTAGCGAAGTACTTGCGAGCTTCCTGATAGTTAACACCTTTACCGAGAGTAGGATCATAACCCTTTGAACCCGCATCACTTAAGTTATTAAGCATGTGGTTAAGAGTTGAAACCTGCTCCAATACCTTTGTGGATGGTGAAGGCTTAGTCAACTCATTAGCGTATGTACCAGGGCTTGCAGCCTCAGCAAGACTAAAAGCACCAGCAGCCATTCCACCTTTCTGAAGGGGGGCTTCAACCTTCTTACCATTCCACACGGCTTTCCACGTTAGAGTGTGAGGATCAAGCTGTGCTGAGTAATACTGATCGCCACTCGGCATCTGCGAAAGAGTCATGTAAGTACGAGTTGTGGCCGGTATCCAAGCTCGGACTGCATCCATACGATCAGAGACGTTGGCAGAAGTATTAAAGAGTGCAGTGGTTACACCACGAGTATTCAGAGCTTTGCCCTGCATCAATACATTACCAAAACCCCACTGAGGAACAACGTCCACAGCCAAGCTGGCAGTCTGCTTAACAGAGTTAACCAATGCAAGGTGAGCTTGCTTGTCTGTACCATTAGTAGCCGGATCGTTGTGAGCCAACGCATTCATGGAGATAAGAGCGGCAGGAGCAGCGGCCTTGATTTTCTCCGGGTCCCATGAGGATGGGTCAATGGTTCCGTTCAAGGTCTGTACAAATTCAGTGAAACTCGGCATCTTCGAAGGGTCTTGAATAACACCTTTAAGTTCGTTGCCAAGCATATCCATCAATTGTTTGTTTCCCTGAATGGATGGACTGAGTAGAACACCAACAGCCTGAGGACCAATCAACTTCTGAAGGCGAAGGAGGGTTGGTGCAGCTTTAGCATAATCTATACCGTACGTATCAGTGATTGTCTGTAGTGCTCTTTGCTGAGCTGCCACAACTGACTGAGGACCAGAAATAAGATTGACAAGTGCCTCTCTCTGCTGATGATACATTGTATCCAGCCGAGTAGCATCATCCGAAGACAATAGTGAACCAAGCTGTCCTTTCTGGTTGATGTACTCAGCATCCAAGGCAGGAAGTGCTACACTAAGCCAGTGGGACTGAAGCTGCTCAAGCCTTCCCGGTTGATTAGCCAAAGAAGGATCAGCAAGTTGGTTGACAGCCATTTTCATAAGGTTGCTGAAGTTACTAGTCAGGTAAGTGTTAGCACTGTCAAACAACGTAGAGCTATTTTGAGTTTGAAGCTGTTTACGCTGTTCATCTGTTAGTTGGACATTCTTTAGAGTAAGGTCTGCAAGAGTGCTCTTTGTTTTTAGATCAGCTTCCTGAGCCTTGAGATTACCCACCGTAGCAAGTATCTGCGCCTGTTCTGATGGACTTCTCTTGTAGTAATCTGAATATCCGTACTCATTAACAGCAGCATCTTCCAACTTGTGCTGCGTGTCTAGTTGAGCAGACTGGTTATTCTCAATGGCTTTTTCAGCATTGTTGTACTGCTGCATAATCATGTTGTCTACGCCAGCTTCTTTGAATACCTGATACACAGCATATTCATGGCCGGGGTTGGCAGCAAGAGCCTGTCTCAGTACAGCAAGAGATTTAGCCTGAGCCATTGATGGATCAATCTTACCCTGAGCAGCAGCCTGCTGAGAATTAGCAGCCTGAGCAGCAAGAGGCTTAACATTAGCAGCAGCTTGTTCACTACCGGGGGGAATGTTGGCCTTGGGTGCAACCGAGGAATCGGAAAAGATACCCGTAGTAATATCTAGAACTGCATTGTTCCTTGCTTGTTCATCAGCAGCAGCTCGTTTCTGAGCAGCATTTCGATTAAGCGAAGTCCATGCATCGCCAGCCACACCAGCAAGGTTGCCCGCGAAGTCAGCAATAGCTGTTAGCGGAGATGGAGTGGCAGGAGCCGCCTGAATAAATCTCTGCTGACTATCAATTTCAGTTGGCAGTGTTTTAGAAAGATCGGCCATTACTGTTGTGGTTCCTCTGCGTTCATAGTTGCATCTTGATTGTTGAATTGTTCATTGATCTGGTTAATTGCTTCATCTTGGGTCTGTGTACTCTGACGTATACGTAGCAACCTGCTGTAGTCAGATGGGTCACGACCAAGGTGAGCTTTCTGTAGTACTTCCATCTTATCTTCGGGCGGAAGCATATTAACGAACTGACTTACAATACGAGAGTTTTGTTTGAACTTATCTGGTTCACGTACGCTTTCAGCCCAACGGGCGTTAACGAAGTCAGCAGCGTTCTGTACGAAGTCTTGACGGTTCTTCTTCCATTCCATGATAGCACTACGATCTCTTAGTTCTCCGGGAGCAAACCCAAGAGCAAGGAACGCAGCATCAGCCGGAGGAAGATTATCAATCAGTACTCGACCCTTCTGGCTGGTGTAGATACCGTACTTCTTAGCGAAGTAAGCCTTAAAGGCGATGTTGTTGACTGAGCTAATCTGTTTGAATAAAGTATCCCAATCATCCTGCGTCATATCGTAGGGGTCTTCACCACCAGTTTCCGCAGCAACCCAATGTTGGATTAAAGCATATGCAGAACCCATTGCCTCACCGAATACGCTGTAAGTCGCTCCGCCAAGCATATCTGCTGGCGTGGTTTTATCACCGTATTCGCTATAACCCATCAGCTTTTCCGCTGTCTGCTGAAAGAAGTCGCCGGTGGCCAAACGTTGACCTATCTGAACATCAGCACCAGTGGTTAGATGAACTAGCTCGTCAACCATACCCCGCTGGACAGTGGCCCACGCCACTTCTCCGGGAGAACCGTTCAAGTTGGGCGCTGATCCTGTGCGAGAATTAATGTAGTCAGTAATAAGGCCAGCAGCTGGTACACCAGCAGCACCACCCATGAACAGCTGGGCCATAAGCAGGCGAGCCTTCTGAGCGTTGGTGAACTGGTGTCCAACCAAAGCTTCCATCATACGCCAGTTGTATGCCCAAAACTGAGTAGGAATAGAAAGGAGTCCCTTTTGCCAAGCAGCAGCACTAGTCTGAGACATGTTAAAACTGTAGTTTTCCGTCCTAGCGCGGAAGAACTCATTGAACTCGAAGTTTTCAAAATCGGCAGAACCAAAACGTTTTACCGCTTCATCATAGGCAATACGAGCAGCAACCAAGCGGTTAGCGTCCTCTGCGCGGTTAAAGAAAAATCTTCCAGACGTACGAACTGCGTCTTGCTTGGAGAGGAAGCTGTAAGCCGCTGCTGGATGAGAGCTGTTGACAAGGAGGTGACTGTCTCCAAATGCAAATATACCCGACTTGTCAAGGAACTTCATGTAGTTCTTAAATTCCTGCTCACTTCCGAAGCCAGCAAGTTTGGATATGCCTCTCTTCGCGAGAAGGTCGAGAACGTTGTCTCCAACTCCATTCTTAAGTGCTGTCCTGTACGCAATCATCGCAGGAATGGTAGCCATACCCTTGAGTCCAGCGCCGGGGGACATGGCAAGAGCGGAGAATGCAGTGCTGATCTGTACGAACAACTGACCGGGGTTCCACAGTCCAAGCTTCATATCGAAGGTTAGGCCACGGAGAATGTTAACTGGATTGTGGTCAATCACCCACAACGGAGCTTTACTAATCCACTTGCGTAGTTCGTTATCACTATTACCAACCATCCATTCGTGGAGACGACGCATAGCGTTGGTCTTCTCCATGTCGAACTCACCACGAAAGTTCAGCATACGCTTGATAGCTTCACGCTGTCCTTCGATCTGATGGACTAGCTCACGATTGGCTCCGCGACTTACAGTAGCCGAGTTGAAAATTTCGGCAGGACTTGCATTTTGGTTGTACTCAAGAAACTGACCGTAAGTGTTAACCCAACGCTGAACCGCTGAAGTCTTGAAGTCATCGAATGAACTTAGACGAGCAACGTTGAACAAAGCGTTGTTCTGCATCTTGAATGGATCAATGGTCGGTGCAAGATCGCCATTGACATTCTTTAGGACATCGCCCTTGGCACTGTAGTACAGTTGCCCATTAGTACGGTAGAAGCCATTGGCTCCCGACTCATCAGCAAACTTCCCTCCACCTTTGGCATACTCAACCGGAAGCTCTCTATCGAAGAGTGCCTCAAACGGATAGTCAGTATTCCACGTACCATCCTGAATGCCTTTCATAAAGTCGTCACCGCTGGGCAGTCCACGCTGTCCCTTGAAGATGTTGTCATCGAGGTACGCAGCATCTTTACCATCACGGACAGCAAGACGAGCTAGTTCCATCTGCTGTGCCCAGCGAGCTACGTCAGCCTTGGTAGCACCTGTTACGTACACCTGAGGCTTGTCTAGCCTTTTAACACCGTCAGCAGTCTGAATGTACTTGGCTTGCTTGACAAAGAACTTATCTGCGTACACACGATGCCCACCTTCTGAATACGGAAGTACGTAATCAGGAAGTTGGTTAGCCTCTAGTTCAGTTTTATTAACTAGGAATTTACGGTAGTAGTTACCGTCCTTAAGTTTCACTGGGTCTTCAGTAGTAACAATGAAGTGACCCTCACCCTCAAGCTCCTTCAGTCGAGCTTCAGTCATATCTCCCGGTTTGATAGTAACGCCGGTTGAGATATGGAGCATCGGTTCATCAGGAACCTTCAAATCATGCTCAACAATTCCCAACTTATTTATATCAGTACCAAGCGCGTCAAAGCGGACCTTCTCTACTCCACGAGTAGCAAGATCAGCCAGAGAATTCGCATTACGCATCTCGAAGTCAATTTCGTCAGCGGTCCTGTAATTAAGATAAGCAGCTTTGACTTTACCACTTGGAAGACTACCGGTTGCCCTTTCCCACACAGTATCGAACTCTGTTGGGGATAGCCAACGAGCCTCATTTACACCTTTCTGCACAACCTCACGGAGATACGTCCTATCGGTTGGCGAAAGCTTAGTTACAGTTTTATTGAGGTCCTTAATTTCACGCATCCACTGCTGCTGAACTTGACCCGCCTGCGTTCCTTTAGCGAACAGTTTGGGATCAGAAGTAACAGTGTTGCTACCAAGCCACCTAGCAACATAGTGCTGGTTAGGTGGATTAAGGTCATTAGTGTAGAAGCCAGTTTCACGCATGTACATCTTTACACGCGGGAAGAACAGACCAGATGTATCTTCAACCACGTTAGTTACATCAGCACCATATCCCTGATTGTGTAGCCACAGTCTTGCTTCATCCTGAGAAGCGAAGGATTTGTTGAGAGTTACATCAAGTTGAGTAATCTGCTGTCCATTAGACAGACGAACATCTTCAGGAGTGTAATCAAGGACGTTAGAGTTAGTACGAGCCTTGATCGTGTCCAGTGTGTTCTGGATCGCTACTCCCTTTTCCTCCGGGCTGAAGAACCTGTTCGGAGATTGAATCATCTGGAACTCTGGTGAGTTCAGAACCTCCCTCGCATAAGCAACCTGATCGGCCACATCTCCCGCGCGGGACACAGGCTGGATATTTGGAACTGTGAAATCTGGATTGATCTTTGCAGTGCTTGATAGCAAGTCTCCCCTAGTAATAGGTTTGGACTCTGGCATTAATAGTGGATTAACTGAACGAGGAAGACCTTGCTCGATAAGCTCGTCAGGAACCACCGCTGTCTGCTGCGTCATGGCAGGCAAACCATCTTTCGATGCAATCTCGAAAGCGTTAGCTACACGATTAGTAGCGGCAGAACGAGCACCCATACCGGTGATAATATCACTACCATGAGTTAATGCAGTACCAACACCCTTGAACAACGGAGCAATCAGCACCATGTCAAGAGCATTGCCAGCATCCATCTCGCTACGCTGCCACGTATCAACACCGCCCTTAAAGGCAGCGAGAAGTTCATTAGCCTTACCGGGATCGCTCAGAATACCAGCGTACGAGCTGTTGCTCTGAATATTAGCCAGCAGCTTTGGAAGATACTTAGCCTGCTGCTCAACAGGCATTGACTGCCAAGCTAAAACCTGCTTACCAAGTTCTCCACCGGGATCAAATAGTCCACGAAGTAGGCTTGAACTGTATCCACCAGTACCGCTCTGTACGTTACCCCAAAGGGAGCGAGCAGTCTTCAAGGTGAAAGACTCAGGCAAGCTAGCAATCGTAGTAAGTACTTTGTGGAGAGCCGATTCTGATTGAGCATCAACACCAGCCTTCTCAATCGCATTGGCAATCACCAAGTTGCGAGTGTAGAAGTCTTTCATTACCCCAAACGAAGTAGCCTTGGCAGGATCGAGTCTATTATACAAGGCTCGCGCTCCAACCTCATCGCCAGCAGCAAGCTTTTCCTGAATGGCATGAACTGCTGCTTCCTCAGTTGAAGAATATGACAAATCATCAATACGGTTGGCACGATCAGCGGCGGTAGTCTGTTGGACATTCCGTACTAGGTCAGGTGTGAAGAGTTGACCTGTCTGTGGGTCCTGAGTACCAACAATACCCTGAAGACCCTTCATTCTATCTTGCGTACCGGCTATAACTGCCTGCATACGAGTAGTGGCTTCCTGACCACTCTGGATAATCTGAGTAGCCTGATCCATTGCTTTGCCAAGCGTGCTTGACAGGTCATCAATAGTTGCTTGATGGCTCTGCTGAATAAGAGCGAGCGCTGTCGTAGCAGTACGACTAGGAGTAGCTACATTATCATTGGTTGTAGCTTCGCTCTCAGCCTGAACGTTATCACCGAACGGACTTTCAGGCTGCTGAATAAAAGGGGAGGCACTGGGGGTAGTGATGGGATCAGCCATTATAGATGACTTGCTCCCATATCTGCAACCTTAAATCCGAAGTTTGTAATAGTTCCCCACATATCTGCTTTCGCTTTGTACTTCTCAGCCGTAGCACCAAACTGCTCAGCAAGATCAGTCATGTGATTATATTCATCCAAGAAGGAAACATTGCTTATCATCTGGCTGACGATACTTGACTGACCACCTTGAGCACTAGAGCTAGAAGCAACTCCCTGATTTTCAGCATTCTGTTCTGCTGAAGCAAGAGCTTGCCTACCGGCCCGAATGGCATCAGTACGTTGCCGCATTCCTTGTAGTTGCGTTTGCTGACGGAGGACTGCATTCTGATCTTGTAGAGCATTGGCAGCCTTTTTCTGAGCATGAGCACTTTCAACGGTGCCGACTGCTGCAACACCAACTCCGACCGCTAAAGCGCCAATTGCAATCGCCACTGGGGGCATATTAGAACTTAATCCTCATTTCAGTTAGGTTCTGCTTGATACCATTCTCGTAATATAGGACCTTATCGAAACCAGTTTTCCTAAATCCAAAGGACTCAGCGAACTTAATCTCTGGTTCCATTTCAGGTGGTATCCATGTATCGAGATGATGCCAACCTTTTTCTGTAAGTGCAACTAGAAGACAATCAAACACTTCTCTCAGGTGCTTTAGCCGAGCTGCATCAATTTCAATCTCATTATCAATATGGAATGACAATTGACCACATACATCAATCAGATATAGTCGCAATCCATCTTCTTCGTAAATCGTATTACGGAATGGGCGAGCCACTGGCTGCGATGGACCATCCAACGAGGTCGAAGTTTTTTCCTGCTTCACTGCTGCTGTATCTGAATTGGATTGATTTTCCATTGCCTCTAACCTTATTCTTAGTCACAACCATACTGAAACCGGTATCTGCTGTATCCATCAGCAATCTGCCCGGACGATAAACTTCAGTAGGAATTGTCCATTTGTTACTGCCTGAGGAACTTGACCACTCCCACTTAACTTGCATGTTACAAGAACTCGGATAATCTGGTTGGCCGCTAACGATTGCTGAGTCCGTTCTAGTTAGATACGTGAAAAGATAAGTAATGTTCTTTTTACGCATAGCATCTGAGAACAGCTCATATCCTGTTTCTATGTAAGAGTCATATGTAACGCCTACATTATCAGCAGAATACCAATCAACAAATTGACCGCTACGTGACTGAGCAATGCGAACAGAAGTTCCGTGACTTACAATGTACTCAATCTGACTTGGCATTATATCAGTAGGTATCGTGTAGCTATTATTCCTATTAGCGATATAAATACCTTTAACAACACCGTTAGAACTGGCTGAAAACTTCCACGGGTAAAAGGCCCCTAGAGCTGCATCGAAAATCAGAACTTTATCATAGTTGGTAGAACTAGCATTTTCTCTATAGAGCCAGTAAATACAATTGCGCTTAGGATCAAATACACCTTTAACATCTTCACGAGCATCATCAGAGATTTTATTATAGTAGGATTGGATGGTCTGCTCAGTAATGTTTAGCTTATCAGTAGTGGCTTGACTGCCTGAAATAGGGCCATACAAACCAAGATTGCTTTGACTAGCTGCCATGATCCCCACATCACTCCACCAGAAAATAGCTTTATCTGTTTCAACTACTGAGTTGGGAGATTGACAACCAATTGGTGAAATCTTATTAACTGAGTAATCAAGGGCGGAAAAACCATTCTGTCCACCTGTTACAGCCCATACTCCGTTATGAGCAAAAACAATGACCCCGCCGCCATAAGCCGCCAACTTAACAATGTGACTTGCCTCAGGGATCGGAATGTAACCACCGTCGGTAGCAACTAGATCAGAAACTTCTTCACTAGTAGGATCAGCGTCCATATAGCAGTTAGCTGCTTGTGTGGGGTCGAGAAGAACCTGACTAAACAGAACATTGCTTCCTTGCCCATACCAAACTCGACCAGAGAAGAAAGTTATACTTTTGGGACGTTCATTAATTGTTTCAACTGGCAGGCTAGGGATACTACTAATCAAACTTCTATCTTTATTGAAGAAGTCAAGAATGTAGTGCCCACGAGGGGCATGCATATTACCCATGTACAACTTCTGAAGGGTTTCTGGCATAAAATCACCAACCTTCAGATTACGAGTGCTGTCGTCAATCTGAGAACGAGCAAGCCACCACTGTTGGTTATTACCGGGGTAACGACCAATTATATTAAAGTATTGAATTACAGGATCAGGACTATTCGCCATTATGGAAAGTTATCCGCAGTTTCACCAGTGGGATCATAATATTTACCACCGCCACCGGGACCTGTTCCTGAACCAGCAGGAGGGGTGCCAGTATAAGTGGTGGTTGGAGTTCCATCCACTACACCAAGAGGACCGGGTTGAACCCACCCCTGATTTCGAAGATTGTAGTAATGCTCATTGCTCAAAGTATCTGGTTGAGCCTCGTTGTTGAGATTATCAATCACACCAACAAAATCCCGAATTTTTAGAATCAATCTAATTATGCTTACATTATCTGTATCAGCATCATACTGAATTAGAATAGGGTCAATCACAGGAGAAGCTACAAACAGATAACCCTTTCCTGATGCCATTTGCACCGGGTTGTTATCTACATCTGTAGTTGTAGCAAAAGGAGCTACATATGTACTAAGATCAACAGTGAAAGATTTAGGGCTGCCCGTTATAGGAACAGCGTCTAAATCAAAGAAGTGCAGTGTTCGTTTTACTTGCATTACTAGGAAATTCACATCGGCATCATTACCGACACTCTTCCAAGCAAATTCAGAAATAAACTTTGTATCATCAAGATCAGAAAGAGTTGCAGCAACACTAGAAGGTTCGTAATCTAATCCAAGACGACGACTGCGACTGCCTTTAACTTTAATTACAGTATTAAGCTCATCAATCGAAGCATTCTCAGGGTAAGTGAGAGGGCCTGCCTCAGTTATGAGGCCCTTAATGAAGCTCTGATAAAGCTTATTCTGTACTGGTCTTGGCACTCTTTCCCTTCCGAGGATATTCTCTCTCAGCGATTTCCATAATCATTTTCTTCTTTTCAATCGCAGCTCGGTTCTCATTCACGTAGGCACTTACTGCCCTCCGAGCTTCCTGAAGAGATGTGAAGATGTGATCGCATAGGGCAGGCTTGTCACCCGACCCATCAATATCAATCCTGTAATAACCCTGTTCATTAATCTTAATGCAGATGTTCCGACCGCTAACGGTCATTTCATCCGTCTTGTAGCTATCAGCGTTTCCGCGAGTAATCGACATGCGTTAGTACGCCTTTCTTTTGACCAGATACAGAAACAGGACGACGCTGAGAACGAACTAGCTGTCGTCTTGCACGAGATGCTTCGTTAGAATTAGCAATCTCTTTGATGTTAATGAAGCAAGCATTCTTTGCTTCTGCTAGCAAGTGAGGAAATTCACTGGCTGGAATAGGAGGAATAAAACTATCCGTCATGCTGAATGTCTTGTACTGAATAGCCCAAGCCAAAGCATTACTTCCAGTTAGATAGCTTTCATTAGTAGCATCGAAAGCATCGAAAACGATAGACTGAGTATCTTCGAAGATAGTGTAATACCTTGGAGCGCGATCATTAGCAATAGGATAAGTAATAGGAGAGGTCGAAAGTAGTTGGACATTTACATTTGACGCCGGATCGGCTTGCTCCACGATATTCCTAATGAAGACTTCAGGATCGACATATACGCAGTCAATATAGGTAATGTCGGAAGAAGTATTGCGATAATCTCTGTACTTAATCCACTTAACGAACTGAACATTAGTTGGCAAAGTCAAAACGTTTGGGGTTGAAGTGCTTCCGGGACTTACAAGGTTAACTAGTCCTTCGAAAGTACCGAAGTCGTGGTTAGTGTACAAGTCTCTAAAGGTATTCTGAATTTCATCGGCCACCTGCTGAGACTCCACAGTATCAGTGATGCTGTTCACCTCGTCGGAGTTCATTGCCGACAAGATGTTCTGAGTCATCTGAAGCAGGGTTAGTTTTTCCATCTATTCCTCGTAAAATAAGGTCCGAGAAGCTATTAACCTCTCGGACCAGATATTAGTCAATTGGTTTCTTATACTTGAACCAATAATAGAAGCGAACGCCATACCAAGCCAAACCCGCAATTGCCGTAAGGAAAATTACAATAGGTTGGACGACCGGAATAACTTGATTAAGAAAATAAGCGAGGGCTATTCCGGGGCCTGAGGCATCTGCAACATGTTTAAGCATCACTCGTCCTCCGTAAGAAGAGGGCAAGCGGTCCCCCACGAATAGAGAACCGCCTACCATATTGTTACGGCTTCAGAGCGATAGCCGGGTCAATGTAACTGATGATGAACTTCAGTTTACCGGCGGTATAAGTACCGACAGTAGAGGCCGTGATATACGAGTCCTGCGCCAGAGCGGAGAGCGGCACGGTAGCCACTGTACCCGCGTTAATCAGCGCAGTCGCCGAAATCGCTGTACCGTCAACCTGATACGTACCAAGCGAGTAGCTAGTACCACCAGCCGGAGCAACAATCGTCATCACTTCAATCGAAGTAACTACAGCACCACTCGGAATGAAAGAGTCAAGACCCTTCTCAAATCCATCCATAGTACCATCGTTGTTGCGGTCAGCGGTGTACATCGTACGCGCAGCACCAGCCAGTTCAACGTTAAGCTCGACTTGCTTACGCTCGCCAAGGGTGTTAACCGCACCGAGCTTGCCAGCACCGCTGACAGTGTTCTTGCGGCGACCCTGAGACAGACCGAAGCGAACCGGAAGACCATCAGAGTTATGCCAAAGCTGTTCTGCCATGTTATATTACTCCTTAGGCGATCACGTTGGGGGAACTGAGAACAGTAATGAAGTTCTCAGGGCGGAAAAGCTTCAGACCGTAACGGCAAGTCGTAACGTACTCTTCACGCTGGAAGTCCTTGTTGAACTCGCTGTCAACCTTCGGATGCTGAGCAAACGCGCCGACAAACGGAACCACAGACTGGTCACACGAGAAGAAGAGGTTAGCAACTGCGTTGGTACCCGAGGCAACCGAGTTAATCGTCTCGCCAGCCGCAATAACGGGCAGGTAGTTCGAAACGTAAATATCGAAGCCATAGATATTACGCGAGAAGCGCATTCCCGAAGCAATACCCGTCTGGATAATACCGTCCCACATGGGGTTGTACGAAACAGAAAGAGTGTCACTCAGAGTGTTGAAGTGGTACTCGACCGAAGGATCAACAATGGCGCAGAGATTACGCTGGGGAACGTTTGCCCTCTTGAGAGAGAAAAGTGCCTGAGCGAAATCCTTGAAACCAAGGGTCTTGTTCGAGTTCGCCGTATCCGAACCAACCCAACGGTGGTTTGCACCATTGATCGGGTTAAGCGAAGAGGCCGTTTGGCCATTCGCCGTACCGGGCTGACCACAATTCAGAATGTCTCCTTCGAGACGAACTGAAATGGCACGAGCCTGCTTCGGAACAAAGGACGCCTCAACACGGGCAGCATACATACTGTCCTGACGTTCCTTAACGGTGATATACGTGGCCGACGAGAGGTATTCCGTGATCGTGAACTGGAAGTTACCGGATGCCAGTGCAGTGTACTGGACCGGAGTATCCTCCGCGTAGTCGTTCACATCGAGATCACCAATCGACGGGATATTAAGCGTAGCGCCAGTATCCGGCATCTGAATCCAGTCAACGTACTGCTGAGCATTAAGCTCGTCCAGTAGCACGTCCTTAAGCTGGTTAGACCAGACATTAGAACGGATCAGAAGCGGAGTAACGCCAGTGGTAACACCAGCCATTAGTAATTAACTCCTAGTAAAGTTAGTTGAAGAACGCTTCACCCATTTCCTGAGCCGCTTTGTGCATTGCAGCCTGCGTCTTAGGATTCCAATAAAGCTTAGCGTCAGATTTACGAATCTGCTCGAAATACGCATAAGTATTGGGCTTAGGGGCACCAGTATTCATATTATGCGGATTAACGTCAGAGCTAGGAGCGGGAGTCGAGTTGCTCGTCGGCTTACTATCAGCATCAATGCCCATCGTAGTTAGAAAAGCTTTAGGGGACTTTGCTGCCAGTTCCTTCATGTCCGAGGGCTGAAGCCCAAGTTCACGAGCCTTTGCAACAACGGCCTCCGCCGCCTTAGTAACATCGCCAAGTCGTTCGACTAGAACTTCCTGTACGAGATTGGCATTGCCCTGAAGTCGCTTAAGAGTATCTCTCTCTTCCAACGCCTTAGCAATTCGCGTGTCAAGGTCTTCAGCCGGATCACTAGCAGGAGCCACAGGAGCGAGGTTCTGATTGCCCCCTGTCTCGGTAACTGGTTTAGGCGGTTCTTGATTACGCTGTTCTGCAAGTTTCTTCAGCTCATCGCTGATAAACTCGCGGGTGCTCTGTAGGTCAGTACGAAGTTCATCAATGTGATTATTAGCATTGGCATAAGCCTTAGCTAGTTCATCAACAGACTTGAACTTCTTGCCCTCGCCTACGAGCTGTTCGAGAGCATTATCATCCGATGGGGTCACACCGTCATTATTAAAAATATCATCGGCCATTGGTCATGGTCCTTTTCTAGTTAGGGTTTGGATTGGTCATCCTTAGGAGTACAAAGCATTGCGATTTGTCGCATCGCCTTGCGGTACCCTAACCAGTGAGCTTGTTTCATAGCCCAGTTAGGGTTTTCGAAGTCAGTGTCACTTACTTCTGAACTCTTACACATATTATAACATATTTCTGCGAGTTTGTCAAGTAGTTTTTGATTTCCTTCCAACAAACCGAGAAATTGCATCTTCTCGGGATTGCTTAGCCCTGTGGTCCAGTGGGGGTCGTACTTGATGATGACGGTGCTCCTTTACTCGCGTTACTCTGAGGATTAAGCGGGGATGGCATTCCCATTGGAGCATCTGGTGCCTCAGTAGGTTGTGTACCCGCAGCTTGGTTCTCAGCTCCAAGCATTTGCTGAATTGACTCCTTAAGTCGCTGTGTCTCAGCCATTTCAAGAAGACGGACATTATCACCGTAAATGCCCATACGTTCCCAACCAAGAAGTCTCTCCATAATCTCGGCAATCTTCTTGCCAGATAGGTGAACTTGAACTGCCGGGTCTTGTCCTATAGCGGAATTGTATAGTTGAGTGAGATTCTGAACGAGGGTCGCATATTGCGCGAAGTGCCGCGCTCCCACGGGTCTAATCTTCCCATTAGCGGATAGGTCTTCTTTACTGATTGACTGAAAGAGGACTGCACCACTGGCGTCATCAAGCACTCTGATGAGGTCGTTCTCATTGAGGTTACGTCGAGAAAGCTCAAGCATATCGTTAAGAAGAGGTTCAAGAAATACTTCCTCGAAATAAGATGTTTTGTTTAAGAAGATACGATTAGCCCCATTTTCAAGTATCTGTACCTCGTATGCCGTTTTCTCACCGGGAGTGCGGAAGCCCATAGCTTGTTTGGGAGCACCAGCCATTTCTTCCATCTTGGCTTCAATCTGAGCTACCTGCGTATCAGCAGACAACATGGTAACATCAGGAGCCATGAAGGCTGCATCACCTTCATCACCCACGATAATCTCAGCTCCGGGACCATACTCAAATGGTTCACAGAAACCTTTAATCTTGATTACTGGATGGATGATGAGGTCGTAAGCGTCAGACTTTGCGTTTTCAAGGTGGTCAATACGGTACTGCATTCCAACAAGGTTTTCGAGTGGTCCCATCGCGTAGAGGTTATCGGGACGCTGACGCCAACCACAGTGACGGATCGGGGGCACACCCAACCAAGAGTCATCATTCTTATTCCTTACAATCCAGTGGCGATCCACCACAGTAATTAGATGGTCGCGGTACAGTTTACCAGTTTCGTGATCGTACAGGTCCCCATAAAAATCAAGAACCTCTACGTACGAACTGCCAAAGTAATTAACCCAACTAGTAAAACCGTCAACAGAAAAAGCCTCATTCTTGCTAAAGTCACCTTCAGCATAGTTGCCCATCTTCTGACGGGCCTCCTGCATTTTATCAATACCTTCTTTTAGGTATGCGAGTTCCGGCCTTTCTTCAATTTCTGAAAGGAATGTCCCGATGTTTTTGACCGTGCGGATGATTTTAGGACTCGCTTCAAAGGCTGCCGCCGTTGGGTCAAAAACGAGGTCAAACGGACTGATCCTTTGGAGTGAAGGACCGATGTAGGTCGGATATTTCTCTCCTGTATTTTTATCTGTTTTATAATCAGCAATAAACACTGGCATGGCAAACACATTGCCAAAGTCAATGAAATCATACAGAAGGTCTGAAACAGTCGTGCGAAACTTAGATTGTCGCATCTTATTCTGCATGTAGTTCTCAATCGTTTCACGTTTAGCTTTCGATTGAGCATCTTCATCATCACCTTCCCACACAATAGCATATTCCTGAGGAAACAGGGCTGCCATATAGTTGGCGTGAAGGTTATCTCTGATTTGACAGAGCTTTGGGATATGTACGCTATTCTTCCAAGGAAGATTCGCATTGGTGGTTGTACGTGTGCTTGTAGCAAACACGTATTCCCTAATCTCTTTAACAGTAGCAAGCCAAGCATTTCGATAGCTTTGCCACTCTTGATACTTATTAGCGATTTGACTGGCTAGCTTTTCTGGCTGACCAATTACATCGCAAAGTTCTAATGTTTGTGCCAATTGATTAATCCATGCTGTTCATAAGATAAGTTCGAGCACGTTCTAGTGCATAAGACCAGAACATCGCGTCTCCGTTACTTGCACGATAGGCGAAACCTGCATCGGTAACTCCAATCAGAAATACTTCACGATAATGGCCAAGGTTGTTGGCAAGGACACTATCAGCAGTTAGAGTCAAATCTTCAAAGTAAATATTTTCATCTTCTACTGAAGGCAGTGGGAGTTCCAGTTGTTCCATATTAAAAAGACATTCCCCCGAACTTAGGGTGATACAACACATTATCACGCGAGGTTGTCCTATCGCGGCCTACAATACCCATAGGCGGAATAGCAATGCTAACAGCGGCGGCTAAGGCGTCTTTGCAGTCATCGTGCGGAGGATGCTGCTGTACAAGCTCATCTTCCAAGGTCTGACAGTGACCGCCTTTGAAATGCCACATGGCCATCATATCGTAGCGAGGTTCCAAAATAGCGCCAATACGTTCTTCCTTGGAGCCTTGTTTACTTGTGTGTTTTAGTTCCTCAACGCTAATGTACAATCCGTTGGGCCTGAAGTAAGAATCTTTGAGATCATTGACAATAGCCTTTTGGAAAGCGGTGATCTCTGCACCAAGCTTTCTAAATCCCCATTTGGTATGGAGGTCCAAGATATGTTTGTAGTAATCACTAATCTTATCCGTTCTAAACCTGTCAACGTCTAGGACGTAGATGTTCCTATCTCTGTCAATGCCGATGACAACAATGGCCGTGTAATCGGAGCGATTCCCCGTGCTAGTAGCAAAGTCCACGCTAGCGTAAAGATTGAGTTTGTGTCCATTTAAGAACCAACTTCCGTTCTCATAGGAAAGGTGCTTTGGAGAATAATACTGAAATTTGTCCCGACTAATTCCAATTCCGTCACCACTGTTGGGATCATTGTAGTACTGTGCTCGAAATTGAGTACGATCAATGTATTTCGCACGCTTACGAGCCAAGATTTGAGCATCGAAGCCAAACCATTTACCATCGGAACGTTGCTGCCGTGGCCAAAGGAACATTCCTGTTCCATCTCCAATATCTTCGACTTGTCGTTCGAAGATGGAATAAACGTTCTCGAAGTCAAGTACTTCTCCTTGGTCGCCATAAACCTCATGCCTCATATCAAGCATCTGAGAATAGAGGTCCTTGGGGTGGTATCTAGTTCCTACAACCCACTCTTCCATATCGCTGCCTTCGATGGACGAAAGCAACGAATACTGGCGGTTTACAGTTTCTCGTCCTTCTTCGGTGTACGCGTTTTCGGGTACCACCACGTCATCGAGGACTGCAACATCGCAGTGGAGTCCTGTGAGTCCAGTCGTGAGGCCTCCCGTAAATACTGTAGGGTCACGAATAGCCTCAGCTTTTCGCTTGGGGTGATCGACTGCAATTTCTGATTTAGTCCAGAGTTCCCTATCGTTTTCATTTTGAAGAACCATTTCTGGCCAGTACCTACGGTAAATAGGACTGAGCAAGATTTGCTTGATAAAGTGAAGCTGCTTCTGTGCAAGATTGCTGGTAGCTGAGATGTACAGAATACGTACTTCGGGCTGTCTGGTAATTCGCCACGCAACCTTAAAGGCAATCATACGAGACTTGCCGTGGTCACGAGGCAGAAGAGTTAGTTGGTGATTGCTAGTAGCCTGTGAGGTTGCCCAACGACACCACTCTTGATGAATAGACCCTAAGACTTGGTAAGGGGCTACGAGACGAATAAACGTCTCTAGGTCAGCCTCAGCGGCCTCCCTTACGTCCTTTAGTCTTGGGTCCACTCTTCTTTCCTTTACCATAATTGAAGTTGAGAGCTATCTGAGCCTCTCGCCCTTCTTTTCCACCAGCTTGAGCAGCTTTACGCAAACGAGCAGCACCAATTTTCTGATTAGGCGGAATTCCTAATCTTTTGTGTAGAGTTCCTTTCTTACCAAAAGCCTTCTTAATCTGGCTGTTGGTAAGATGCCTATTAGGGCCTTTAGTTGGATAAGCCATTTATTATTCCCACGGATGAAGTTTGTGAGCTTTCTTTGTACGCTTGTAAGAACGGTTCTGTCTCTTGGTGCCCATTTTGAAGTTACTCAACTTGTCATCAAGAGCATTACCGTTCTTGTGCATAACATCTTTACCGTCGCCCTTGCGCGCTTTCCCCGCCTTAATCATCATGCGGCGGGCTTTATTACGACTGGCTCGTTTCTTCTTCTGAAGAGGTTTCGAGTTGTATTTAGCCTGAGCACGTTGACGAGCAAGAGTGTTCTTTTCGCTATTAGGTCCTGTAGCCATTTAGATTTTCTGCTTGAGTGATACGTTGTCGATTGTGCCATTGAACAGCGCGGAATCCGCCTCAATCGAAATGTCCGAACCCGTTGCGGTGAAGTCGAACTGAAGGCTTCCGCTCGATCCCAATGCCGCTGAAGTCACCAGGATCGCAGCGCCGTTGGTCGTGCTGTTGTTGACCCGGAGCTTCGATCCTGAAGTCATCGTATAGTCGAGCGTCATCCGGTAGACGTTTCCCGCAGTCGTAAGCCCAGTTTCCCAACAGAGCTGTGCGCCGCCCGAACAGTTGAGTTTGCCGCCAGAAACCGTGCAGCCCGAGCCGGGGGTTGGCGGGGGTGCGGCAGATGCGAACGTGCCGTTGCTGAACAGCTCGGAACCGAACGTGAAGGCGTTAAAGGTCTTGGTCGTATCGAAGAAGCCGGTTGGGTCTGCGGGATTGGTTTCGCGGATCGTGAAGACCAGTGGCCCACTCCCGGTAATCAGCGAGGTATTTGTGAGCGTGACCACGCCGGTCGAGGTATTGAGCGAAAATGCTCCGGCGGGATAGCTCGAGATCATCGAAATGGTTGATGAGCTAAATGTCTTTGTGACCGTTCCGATAACGGTCCCGTTGGCCGCCCCAACCTGAACGTCGGACATGGTACCCGACATGGCGAACAGCTTCCGAGTCCCGGCCTGATAGTCGATAATCGCTTGCCGCTCTGGCAGATGCGCCTTGTCGTATGTTGCGCCGAGGACCGAAGGGAAGATGTGCCCGTAGATGCCGTCCGGCGTAGAAAGCGGCTCGCAGAACATGAACATCGTGATGCGCGACAGGCCCGCGCCCTGCATCTTCTGCAAATAATAGAGCGTGTAATCGTACATCAGCGGATCGGTCTTGATCGCCGTCAGCGTCGTCAGGTCGTTGAGGTCGTGTCCGAAGCTTGCCTCATAGGTGACGTATTCGAACCCGTAGAGGTCTGCGATTGTCTTGTGCTGAGCGGCGAGGGCGGCAATGGCGTCGATCCCAAGCTTTGCTGCCGCGAAGAAGGTTGCGGTGGTTCCAGTGAACGTCGCGTCAAGTCCCTGCGCGTTCCAATACGGGGCCGTGGCATAGGCCTTGATGTTCGCAAGCCAACCCTGCGTATTGGCATAAGCGAGCGCGAGCGAGAACGGCGTCGTCTGCGCGTGCTGAAAGCACAGCATCGGCTTGAGGCGCGAGGTCTGACCTGCGAAAACGCTCAGCCAAATATCGTGGACGCGTTTGCAGACGTGAATATAGCGAAGGTGCAGCGGAGTCGTGCCGTCGCCACCTTGGACCGGGTAGGTCGCTGAAACAGCGGGATCGGCGGCCTCCGCCGCCATCCTATGGTTGGCATCGTAGGTGCTGTTCCACACCTCGTTGTCGATCTCGATGTAGATGATTTTCGAAGTGTCGAGGTTGTCGCGGACGTAGGTGGCGAAGCGGGTGATGTAATCGTCATCGGCCATTGACGTGATCGGAATGTGGACCGCATCACCGGTGAAGGCGTTGGCGGCTGCGACGATCATCTCGACCGGGACGCCGTCACCACCGTATGTGCCCTCCTGCCACGTGCTCGCGGTTGGCGTGTTGCGGTTGGCCCAGAAGATTTTGTAGGTCGGTGAGGCGGCGGTCCCGCCACCCCATGCAGCCGTCCATACTCCGCCCAGCTTTTCTACCGGCGGAAGCCATTTGGTGAAGCGGAGCGTGCCCGTGTACTTGTTAAGCTCGGTCACATATTGAGGGGTCAAAGCACCTTGCGTAGTGCTGTCCCCGTTCTTAATGAAGCGAATGTTGCGGACGTAATTGCCGCCGGTCGTGTCGAAGGTGTAGGTGAACTGGATTCCATCGGTCGAGATGGTCGCCGGAGTATCCCACTGAACGGTTCGATTCACGGAGTCATAGCTGGCGGCAACCTGGGTCGCTCCATTGAGATTCATCGAGCTGGTGGTAGCATCGACAAAATTGCCGTCCCAGTACATCGTGTACCGGGTACTCGGCTCCAAATAGCAGGTCCACAGTGCACACTCGCCCGCGCTCGGGAAGGTTTTCGGCCACTTCTCCTGAACCGAATCGAGATTGGCGGACGGGAATAGTCCCAAATCGCTGCCGAACATGCTGGCGCGGAGGTTCGGGCCAGTGTTGGGAGAACCGTGAAACCGCTCGACGAACGGCGTTGCGTACTGCCAACCCGCAATATCGCTCTGGTTGATCCCAACCTTCATGCTGGACAGAGCTGTGCGGCTGCGGAGGTGCAGTCTGACACGACCCACTATTTAGTACTCGTAACCGATTACAGTGATCTTAATACGGCCCGTAGCAGTTGAAGTAACCCAGTCAGGCGTTTCAAGAGTGAAACCGAAAGTAGCAACACCGTCTCCATTCATCTCAAGACTGTCAGGAACTTCGTAATCCATGCTGAAACCTGATTTGACTACTGCGGTCGAGTTGACGAAGCCCCACACTGCCTGAAGTGGGCTTGAGGCCGTAGTCGCACCGGCATTGTTCCTGCGAAGTCTCAGATACGCTCGCTGCGGAGCCGTGCCTGAACCCAAAGATTCAATCGTTGCGCTGATACCTTGAATACGAAACTTCTTACCGCTAGTAATTGCGCGAGAACTAAAAGTTGAAGTGGTTGCACCATCAACAGAAAGAGTCATAGTCAAAAGTGTTTCAGCTGTCTGTGCAAACGTGAATTCAGCAGTCATTGCCAAACAGGATCGTCCAGCATCATGCAAGTCCTGAACACTGAACCCGTTGGCGCCCTGCGTTCCCTTGGTTAGAGTTGGAGCAGATACCGGACTTGCCGTGGTCGTATCGGTTGCAGCATCCTTGATAGCGCGAAGATATGCTTCCATTGAACCAGTAGCACCATTGGCTGCCGCAGCATCCGTAGGGGCACCAATAGCCGTTACAAGAGAGTCATCGCTTGCGTGAGTAATCGACAGACTGTTAGCAGCTGTCTTAACACCAAGAGAGGCAGGAAGCTGTGCAATCAGACTGGTAAGGCGCTGAGCAATTCGCTGAAGCCTACCATTCAGACCACTGGAAGCTGTATCACTAGCGGGAGCTGTTTCTGTAACAATACCAAGCTTAGCCTGAATATCATCATCTGATGCAAGAACGACACCGAGACTATTCGCCTTCGTTGCCTGTCCCGCATTTGGGAGAGTGTTGACAGTTACCGGTGTAGATGTACTGTCAAGAATAGTCGTAGTCGGAAATGCCATTCGTTAGGTTGTCCTTGTTAGAAAGAGATTAAAGGAAGATACATATTGTTAGTGTTGACATTAAATATAAGGCCTGGTGTTCCACCACTACCGCCGCCTAGAGGGGTACCAAGCGGGGTTGTAACTACCGTCCCATTTTCATCAACACGAACTACAGGGTGTCCGTTTGGTGACAGAGTTACAGCCCTGTACACACCATAAATGTAGAGGCTATTTTCCGTTGCGCCTAGGTTAGTAACTGTTACCACAGGCTTAGCAACAGAATAGGTCGTTACTCCGTCATCCAGAGCAACTCCATTAGCATCTACCTGACGAACAAGCCAACCACCGCTTCCAACAACAAATACGGGGAGAACCGTGCTAAACTTACTGGTTAGGGCCACTTAGTTGATTCCCCTAATTCTTTTCAAATCTTCTTCAAAGTCTTTTTCAGAATCCGCCAAATCCCTCGCAGCCTTGTCTATGTCTTCGCGTTTTGGCCTTCCTTTTTGAGTGGATTTGTCTTTACGGTATTCCTTGTTGGCTAGGAACTTGGCAGCAGCTAAACGCTGTGCAGGCATTCCTTCTTTGGCCAAGGTTCGAATCTCATCCATACCTTCGGAATACAGTTTAGCATCAAGTTCTCGATCCCAAACTTCCTTGGCTGCAATAAACCAACGGCAGCCCATGAGGACTGTCCAAAGGGTGTAATCACCATCAAGGATACGTTGGGCAACCTTGTACCCACTAGGATCACCTTCCTCTACGTACACCTTACCGAAGTTAATCATCCCCGGCTTATCCATGTGCAAGGTGAACAAGGCTTCACGATCACGACACTCAAGAGGAAGCAGACGCATCTGTTCCCAAAAGAGTTGCTTAGTGAAGTACTTTCCTGTTGTACCTTTGAACCTGCTCAACCAATCCTCCAAGTTGTACCGTCACGATAAACTGGAACGATGTTGGAGCCACCACCAACAACGGCTGCACCAAAGTTGCCTGCGGCAACAACGGTTGAGTCACTGACCATAGCCTTTCCGAAACCAGTCGAAGGAAGGGTAGCTACGGTGTAAGTTGTAGTGAATCCGATTGATTTCAGGTTATTTAGATTACCGTATACAATTGAGTTAATTCCATCCCCACCGAACTGAAGGTCTTGCGGATCGCCGATACGAATAATCGTTGGAGCGCTGTTGTTCTGATCCTTCTTATTACTGAAAATCCAGAGGTCAGTTGTATCGCTTGTTATGTTGGCCGGATCAGAATACCAGAAGTTATTGGTCAAGGTAACAGCTCTGCAAGTCTTGCTACAGAAGTCTACGAATGACAAACTGTTGCCTGAAATAAGCAGACCACTTGTACTACCACCAGAAATTCTAATACTTGGATACGTGACAACATTAGAGAACAGATTTCCCATAATCACACCAGTCATAGGTGCTAAGTTGGGATCAATCCATGCCACGCTGACATTGGTTGCGTCTCCAAGCCAGTTACCAGTAAACATACCCACGTTAATTGCGGCACCCAAAGCAACACTGGCGCTTGAGAAGTCGCAATAGATGGCCTTAGGCATACCGCCTGTGAAGCCATCGTTAGTCCCTTCGAACCAATTCCCAGCAATGTGCCAACCCTGACTGGGGTTGATAATAGCTCCAATGGTAACGTTCTGGAAGGTGTTGCGTGTAACGACAATACCGTTAGAGTAAAGAATGTTTCCTACTCCACGTTCCTTCTGACCTCGTATACAAGCTTGTGCCCATCCAAGGTTATTGTCCACTACCGAGGAAAGAATTGCTCCTTCCAAACTAATGCAGCTACGAGCTGAGTGGATTCCACCAAGACCCCCAACCAGACACCGCTCCACTAGCGCGTAAGCAGGATCAGGCGTTGAAGGAGCGGCTAGGTTAGTAAAGGCGATCAGATCACCAGTAAAGGAGGACGAAGAATTCCGAACACCAAGGTTGGAAACTGTAACTGCGTAAGAACTGGCACCGTTGATAAAAGGACTCGAACCACCACCAGTGTAAATCAACTGAGACGGTGGCGGAATGTGATAACCAATACCACTACCGGCAGCGCCTACCAAACGAATGTTGTACTTGTTGTTTAGATTGATTTGACCCGAACAAAGAGTGTGGGCCGGAATGTACACTATGCCCCCACCAACTGCTTCAGCGGCTGCAATAGCCGCGTTAACAGCGGTGACATCATCTGTGCCAGTAATGGTGGCTACGTTAGTCCAGTCGGTGGCAGCACCATCACACTTAGCTCCATAGTCCCTAATATCAAAAACTGGCAAGCCGGAAAGCTCACCAGACTGTACAGGATTAAGAGCTGTGATAAGTGCGTTGACCTGACCAAGATTCACTGCATCTGAGTTACTCACGCCATCCGCTAGGTTACGAACAGCGAAGTGGTTCATATCCAGATCGACCTGCATACTATTAGTGCCGTCACCGGTTCGGGACAGCATCTCATCCAGTAGGCTGGCAATCTCAGTGAAGTTATCGTTCAGGGCTGCAATGGCATCGTAGGCCGAGAGGATATTGGTGGGTGTAAAACGGGACAAGAAGCTTCTGTTCCTTAGATATCGCAGATATTCTGCTCATTAGAATCTCAACCGGAGGTCGATAGACCGACGCTCCTATACACATATTATAACATATTTAAATCTAAATGTCAAGCTTTATTTTCGGGGCTCAGAACGCTGCGAAGCTGCGCTTCACTTCGCTGCGCTCATCCTAAAGAAATCAAGTACTTACAAAAAAAGACTTGACAAACCCTTCAGTATATGTTATAATACTCTTAGTTGGCACGCCGGTAAATATATCTATTACTAATTATAGAAGAAACTATTAGCATATGGGCGATCCATATATAAGTCAATAGTCAAATCATAAAATATCTGTAGTCCTTCCGAGAATTCTCCATTTTCTTGGTGGGACTTTTTTGGTGTGTGGTGCAGCAGACAGGCCACCCCCACTCCCCCGGCTCCCCCGCAGCATGATATAACGTCCCCGGCATTGCTATTGCGAGTCATTCTCAGCACTCCTGAGCGGCACGTGTCCCTGCTAATGCGAATCATTCTCAACTGTCTGTAATCCATGCAATATCCGTGCCAATCCTCGCGCGTAAGTCTATCTCTCCGCGTACACCTGAATGATACAACATATCATCTCATCAACCAGTAACTATTTGATACTAACTTTCGATATGGGTATTCTTACAGCTTGCAACCATCCGGCGTTCTGCTAGTTTTGTTGCTGTCGCCGATGCAGACGCTCCCGACACGCTCTCGTGAGAGCAACAGGGACGCAAACCCGGACGCGACAAACATAGTCATGGGTTGTCCTAGTGACTGCCCACCAATCAGGCCCCTCTAGGGCGTACGAATACGTACACTATGGGCCGTTAAAATGGGATGACGTTTAATGACTAGGCATCAGCGGCGCAAGGCTGCGCGTGCCAGAAAGGATGCTAAAGGCGAGTTGCTGAACAGTCGTGCACTGCACGTTCTACAGCAAGCGAAGCTGAAGGCGAACTTGATGGAACGCAAAGCCAAGCGAAGTCCGAAAGGGCTAGGCAACCGTGGCATTTACTCGGGTATGGGTTTGTATCCTGCGCCGGGATATGGTACGGGAGCGTTCAAAGAGAAGCCATTGAGTGAGCGGCAATGCCGTGAGCACAGGGCACTTGACAAACAACGCTAGGTGCATTACCTAGTCACACATAACTATCGCAAACGGTACGCCGCAAACGATAGTGCGGATTAAGGCAAGCCAGTCTCTTGTCTAGGTAGCTGGAACGGCGGCCCTCACCTTGAATGTCACAAGGTAGAGAAAGCATCCTCTGTCCCGTAGGGATATGATGGTAAGCTATGCGCTCTAGGCGCGGGCTGTTAGTCACGCTAAAGCGGTGACGCACAATCTATCATCGTGCGTTGCTGTGGCGGCTAGGCTGGTTGTAGGCGACACGCAAGTGTTGTCCCGGATTATTCCGAACCGGCGACAAGATTAACGGTGACTGTGCAAATAACCTAGGGTTAGTGTATTGAGTTACACGTATGGTCGCGGTACGCCCGTTCATTGCGTTGTAAGTGATGGACGCGAGCTAGAAAGCTCCTCGGTAATGGCAATCCTTTGTGGTTGCGGCAACAACCTAACAAGGTTGTGATGGCAAGCGCCGAAGTTGTGTATGAGGCACAAGCCTAGGCCAACAGGTATTAATGAGCTAGCGGACGCGCTACGGGAGTTGCCCGCTTGCTTTCACAGCTTTGGAGGGAAAGACAATGCTGGTACTTATCGGACAAACTGAAGAATTGAATTGTTGGGCCGATCAGCCACACGCCTATAACGTGTACTATCGGAACGAACAAAGCGGGAGATTGTGCCGCTATTGCATAACTCCAATGTCTCGTGAACTTGCTGAGGAATATGCTCGCAAGTTTAATGAGCGATACTTGGATATACACGGACGCGGGAAAGCTTTTCCCAATGGCCGTGGCTATTATCCGTACAGTAAAGCGTGGGTTGATTTCCACTAAGAGGATTAAGAAAATGGTTATGCTCCGTAGTCCTAGCACGGCAGGCGAACGTAAGTTCGATGTGTACGTGCGGGAAGTCGGCGGATACGTCCACAAGGTTGGAACAGTGTTCGCCAACAACAAGATACAAGCAGATACTAAGGTCCGCATGATGTACGGGCGAACGCTAACTGATGGGCGCGTCGCTTATGCGGTGGACCCGATGCCAATGGGAGCGAACGCATGAGGAAACATGATGCACTTCAATCGCGCTTGTGGCGCGAGCAGATACAGCGAGACTTGCAAGGTTATCGGCATCCGCTGAAAAATAATCGAAGCCAAGAACAAAACTAATCTATCATCGTCGTTGCACACACGTTTGCAATAGGCACACAGAGAAGCTGGTGCATGATATGACTTTGCATTGACGCCTCTGTGTGTCTTCTCCAAGCGTGTGCTTGGCCGTGGACAACCTACGGGATTACCACAAAAGGAGAAGTGAATTATGGCACGTAGAGCAGCAGGATTACTTGTCGGTTTGACTGCTATTTCAGCAGGCATCCGCGAATTGAAGGGCGTCATTAACAACGTGTACGACCGTGCACAGCTTGTTGGTGTGTCCATCATCAACCATGACCTGAATGGCGGCAATGACGGCTCACCTACTGGTGACTGTTCAAAGGCCAAGGATTTGGTCAATGTGCTCAAGACGCAGGAAGATAAGCGTAACATGGTCGCTTGGCTTGCGTATTTCGGCAACATCGGCGTGAAGATGGAAAACGGTACTGCTACCGAGGTCCGTCACTTTCAGGCCGACAACAAGCGTTACCGTCAGCCTGACTTGGACGGCGCGAAGGCTAACAAATGGTATGAACCCTATCTGCCCAACGGCGAGAAGGCTCATTGGTTTGAAGGCCCGGCCAAGCCGCTCTATACGCCGGGAACCCTTGGCGACATTGGCGACAATGTTATCACGTTTGCTGAGCGGTTCCTTGGAACTGATCGACGCATCGGCCAGCTTTATGACAAGGTTGATGCAGGCAACGGTGACAAGGTTAATCGGTACAATCTCAGTGATGAGGAAATCCAGCAGGCTGAGGCGCTGTTCAATGGCGTCCGCAAGTTTGGCTTGATGCTCATGGCTCGGGAACGTGCCGAGGAATACACGGCTGAAGTCGTGAAGCTCAATGAGTTTCTCGATCAGGCAACCAAGGTTATCAACGATGTGAATAACATCGGAGAGAACCCAACGGAAACCACGACTGAAGATGTTCAGGAAATGGTTGCCTGAATAATCCCCTGTATCTAGCTTTCATCCCTCCGTTGGCTAGATGCTCGGCGCTGCTCCGACGCTAGAAAATATCGGGCACTTAATTTATATAGACTGTCGCAATCGGGTTGATTGGGATAACGACATACAACTTATAATGACCATTGATGGCCTAGCCTAGAGTATGGTCGGAGTTGGACAGACGCAATCTAATTTGTTGGTTGCTACCAGCTGTCTAGTTATCTAATCCTTTCAATGGGATATGGGCAGTCTTTATAAGTTGGTGAGAATTATTATGGTTGTATATGCCATATACGCCTATGTAATAATTGTTGTTGTAGTCGCTCTTGTATGGAGTAAACACAATGGCAAAGACAAGTGACAAACCAATCTATCATCGGCGCATGTCAGCGGCGCAGTTAAGGCGTCGTTGGCGTAATAAGCGAACACATCAGCAGCTGTATGACGCCAGCGATTGGCTCCGGTCTGTTGAAGTTGACGCCACTGGATTTGCGAGAGTTTGGATTGGCGTCGGTCTGCAAATAGCGGCGTCACACTTGGAAGAACTAGCCAATGAGATATTGGTGGAGGATATAATCAATGACCAATAAACCACTTCACATCATATTTGATGGTCCGCCCGGACCTGAGGCTGGTCGTTTTGTAGAGTGTGAAACTCCCGATGGTCAGAGCATAAACGCAGGAGAATGGCGTGAGAGGGATGATGGTTATTGGGAATTAATCATTCCTGACCGCATTTCGATGGACGATAATTAAGTTACTCAACGGCATAGTAGGAGAACGAACATGCCAAACAGTAAGCGCGAAACCAAGCCCAAGCTTGGTATTAAAGCCGATAAGCCTGCAAAGACGCGGGTTGAGGAAATGTTCGGAGGCGTTGGCTACGTCAGTCAAGACGGGCCAGTGATGAAGGTGGATGCGGAAATCCCACTGCCTGAACACGCTGACCCTGAACCTGACCAACCATCTGTACGAGATATTAAGGATCGGGTGGAAGGATTGTTTCGCTCTATCGGTACGGCGGCCTTGCCCGATACAGTCTTTCCATCCGGTACTCGCAACAATGGTCCGCAAGCTGCTGAGTTTGTTGTGGCCGAACAGCTTAAGAAGCTGGCTGAGAAGCGGTACGAAGAAGCCAAGAAAAATGGCAAGGACGCTGGTTGTTTTGGTGATGAAACCAAATACGTTGCTGGCGAGACTGTTGAGGTTTATCGTACGCCCAACTTCACATTCAGTGTTCAGCGCAATCAGGACAGCAACATGATTGACCGTAAGGCAGTTGAAGACTTGCTGCGTGATATTGCGCCAACCAAATGGCAGGAATTGCTGAAGCGTTGTGAGAAGCCGAAGGCAGGAGCCACACGGTTTATTGTTGCGCTTCGGTAAACGAGGTCACTCACTAACGGGTGACACAAAGGAGAGAGTATGAAGCAGACCATTTGGTACGGCTCGACACCGCAGGGTGTTACCTTCGCCAAGTCGAAGAACCAGCTTGAGCAGTCAAGCCAGCTCTCCGGCAACATTGGAAGCTTCACTGTGGACGGTGAAATCACTGGGTTGAACTACGTGGACAACACGCAGTCATCTCAGTCATCGACACAGCACGCTTAATCCAACGAGACTTGACAGTTTTGTTTAAACTGTCCGTTGAGCCAACTGGAAACGGGGCGCTCTCACATACGGTACGTCAAGCCGTATTCATTCCCCAGCGGGGGCTGGGTTAGCTTACTTTGAGCGGGAGTAGTGGCATCATGGAACAGGCACAACTGTTTGTAGCAGCCAAGAAGAATGGCAACATCTTGTTGAACGTCGGTGGTTGTGGTTTTCCACAGAGTATTAGTCCCAAGGATTTAATTAATATCTGCGTACGCCGAGTTGATACTCGGAATAGAAGTCGAGACACGGCCTAAGAAGCCGGTCTAACCAATCGAGAACAAAGCATAAATGAGATTGGGTAAACTCCGCATCGTTCTGATGCGTTGAGTATTTTCCCAAACAAGAATGAATTTAGTTTCGAGCCGGTTTTCGGAACCGGCCTGTCGGCAACCAACAGAGTGGTTGCAAACTCAGACCTGAGCTAGCGGGTTGCTGAGAGGCCAGTGGAAATCTGGCCAACCAATCTATCATCGTCGGCGGCGCATACGTGCGTCCAGCAATTCTAACAGCAGTAGTGAGAAGCAACAATGCACGTCCATGACAAGATATTTGTGTACGGAACTCTTAAGCAAGGGTTCGGTGCCAACAGCATTCTACAAGGTAGAGCGGAGTTTATAACTGATGATCGGATTGAAGGATCGTTGTATAATTTGGGAGCCTTTCCGGGGTATAAAACCTCGGGTTCCGGCATGGTCGCTGGTGAAGTCTATGAGATCACCGACGAGAACCTTCCTGCCATGCTTGACAACTATGAGAACTACCCAAGTTTGTACACAAGAGTAAAGATGCACACCGAAAAGGGATACAACGCTTGGGTGTATGTAATCAATGAGAACATGTACGAGAAGAACCTAATTCAAGAGGGAGTTTGGGCATAATGTCTGCATCAAAAAGCAGGTATCCAGAAAGACCACAGCGACCGCCGCCTAAGAAACCAAACAAGGGTCGTGGTCGTCCTTCTTCGGAGAAGAACCACAAGAAGTCAAAAGTTTGGCTATCTTCCAACAACATCTTCAATGAGAAGATTGATGTGTCACCTCCCACCAGCGATCCTTGGTGGAAGTGCCCGATGATGAAAGCAGAAAGGCTGTTGAAATGGCGCTGAGACTTGTCTTTCATGGTGGGAAATGCTGCGGGATTAAGACTATTCACGGCCTTGAATATAATCCTACCGATAATGTTCCGGCTGTGGAAAAGAAAAAATTCATGGAGAACGATGAGTATGGTCAAGAAGTTAAATCGGATTTAGACTTCTTCACAGATGCAGCTCCGAAGGAAACGTATCTACAACGTGTAGATAGGATGATTGCTTTCTGTGAGAGACATCGTCCTCAAGGTATTATTGAAATTGTATTGGCTGATACAACTTATGAGCCGGGGGGTTATTACGATCAAACAAGAAACTGGGCACCGTTGCTCAGACGACGAAAGTTCAGATGTGTTAACAAGTGTAAGAACAGTAACAGCGGTAACACTGTGCATGTGTTCCACCGCAACAGTGGAGAATAGCAATGAAATGGGAACCCAGTGTTGCCCCGTTAATTGGAAAAACATTCACAAAAGTCCATTCATACGGCGAATTTGATTGTAACCCCTGTATAACTTTTGAAGTTAATGATGAAATCGAATACATTCTTGGCAAGCGGCAAGATTGTTGTGAGAGTTTTTATTTGGATGAAGTGCATGGAGATTTATCTGATTTAGAAAACACTCCAATTATTCAGGCAGAAGAAAGCACAGGGTCAATACCAACGGCATCTGAAAGTGGTACATGGACTTTCTATAAATTAGCTACAATTAAAGGACACGTGACTATTCGCTTCGGCGGTGAGAGTAATGGTTATTATTCTGAAGCCGCCAGTTTATATTCCAAGGAGAAGCAAAATGCCTGATGCAACTAAGATTGAATTCCTCCGGTTTGGAAGTAGCATTCCCGGTGCTTATTGGGGTTGCTGTTGTGCTGATATTATTCAGTGTTTCAGTGGCGATCCTGACGCCAAGGCATCTATCCAGATGGTGGACGGTGATGGTTGTTCACCAATGTTCATTCAACGTGATGGAAGACAGAAGCAGGCTTTCGCTGGTCCAACCAACCGTGACATTTTCATGCAGCGAATTAGGGTTGGTACGTTTGGTATCAGCGACATGCCCAATCATGCGTTCTTCGCTATCCTGACTGACGAGCAGTGCAACAGTTCGAATGGCAAGAAGTGGTTGCAAATCCTCAAGGAGACTGGGTTTGAATTCCTGAGACGAGTGAATAACTCTGTGTGGAATGTCAACAACAATATCTTTGTGTTGATTAGAAACTGCGGCGCGAACTCAGTAAAGGATCAGTTCGAACCGCCTAAGTACTGGACTGAACTACCATCGGTCGTTCCCGAGCCGTGGGAAGATTATGGTCATACAGATTTTCCTGCCGTTGACTACTGTGAGGGTAAAGACTTCGACACTGTAGAATATACCAAGCGGATCAAGACTGCTCAGAAGGAGATTTGGGACAAGATAGGTCCAGCCAAGTTCCTGACTGAAGCGGAGATTGAAGCTGCTGGTGCTCCGGTTATCCTTGCTGCCAAGCGAGACTATACACCGCAGCAAGATAAGAAATTGCGAGAAGCGAGAGAGAAAGCTAAAACAGCAACAACAACACCATCACTTAAGAATTACGCATAACTACACATGACGACTGACCAAGAAGCTGCCTCTAAGTGAGATGGGTGCAAGTCCCATCCGCCTCTTAGACCATTATCAAATGGTATTCAACTGTGAGTGTCGTCCCTGCATCTGGTGCAAAGGTAAGAGCTTAATAGCTAATGACCGGTTAGCTGCCTTTGAGTAAGACATACGGCCCACACGTCCCGCGCCCAAATTATGTAGCTGTGAAAGGTGAGTTGAGGCCCGACCACAGGTGTCGGTGGCCGAGACAATTTGGGAAGGATCAGCGTAGGAGGTGCAAGTCAGTGTGTGTAGTCGGGGGCAGGGAGCAGGTATCCAACACCGGCTTCCTGCCTTCACAATTTAGGGATTAGCGCCGTGCTAAACTTATATCTAATCCAATTGAAATGGGAGTTGCACGACGCAGCTTGGGCTAATCTCATGGGAGACACCCAGTATGCGGAGGAAAAACTCCGAGACATAACGAGAAGGTACATAGAATATGTCTACGAAGGGAAAAAGAAAAATAAGAACCGCAAACAAGAGAGCGAAGAAAACAACAACGAAGGGTCTGAGCGGTCTGATCCCGCTTTCAAGTGAAGAGATAAACAAGAAGATTGAAGATAACAGGCAGATGCAACTCCCAACACAGCTACCAGCCATTTCTCACAATGATACTGCGCCACTAGACCTCCTTGGTCGTAAGAAAAGTGACTACGCACAAACCCGAAGGGTGACAGTTTTGGAAGATAGTTCAATACCATATCCAGAGCTTTGGTTGACTGTGTACATTCACGGACCTGAGGCTGGTTTCAACTTCAACAAGATGTTTGCTAGGGCCAAGTGCTACAAGGCCAATCTGCCTGACGATGCTGACTTGGTTGTGTTCACGGGGTCGTCACACGATATTGACCCTCAGTTGTATGGGCAGCCACCACACAAATCGGTTACTCTCAATCCTGCGCTGGACAAGGCAAATCTATCAT